TTTGGGGCTTGACTTTTAATAGTTAGTCTCCCGAAAAAAGGAAGCGGCGGGACATCCCCGCCGCTATCCATGCTTATGAACTTACTCGCCGTAGACCTCGGCCAGCATTTCAGAAACCTCGCTGTCGGTGGCAATGCTCATGCCATCCAGCTTGCTCTTGTCGGCAGCGGCCATCAGACCGTCAGCTGCGGCAGTAGCCTTGCCATAGGTGGTATCCTGCGCAGGGATGCCCAGCTTGGTGATGTCCTCCTTGGTCACAGGAGTGGTGGCGGTCACATGGCCCTCTTCATCCACGGTGGTCTTGTACAAGCCGCTCGCAGCAGCGGTGTGGGTGGGATGGACATACTTGTTTGCGCCAGCCTCAATGCCGTCCAGCTTATCCTTGAGGGCCGCAGTGAAGTTCTCGTCAGACAGGCCCTTGCCTGCTTCCTTTTCAACATAACCGGACAGGTCAACGAAACCAGCCAGCACATCGTACTTATAGGCATCGCCGACCTTGACCACCACGACATTGGTGCCCTTGGGATATTTGTTGCCCGCGCCCTCAACAAAGTTGGCGGTAGTAGTGAAAGCATCGGTGACATTGTACACGTTGCCCAGAATGCTCTCAGACAGAGAGGGCAGTTCAGCAAAGGCCACAGCGCCAGCAGGCTTATAGACAGAGCTGATCTTGGCGTTGATCTCATCCTTGGTGTAGGCATTGGTAATGCCGTAACCGTCCAGAGTAGTTGCCTTGTCAGCCTTGCCCTCCAGAACAGCAGCCAGCGCGTCATCGAGGTCAGACTGAGAAACCTTTGCCTTGAAAGCCAGAGCGGCCAGACCCTTGATGGCGACATCAGCACCGTTCACGGAAATGCTGCCATTCTTGGAGCCAGTGGCGATCAGGATGTCAACCATCTTATTGGCAATAGCCAGCGCAGTACCGTTCACCTTGACCCCCTCAAGGACGTTGGCCTGAGAGCCAACATTCTCCAGAGTATCAACACGCTCCGCCAGAGCATCGGCGACCTCTTTCTGCTTGGTGCCCAGTGCCTTCAGGTCAGCCAGTTTTGCCAGATGTTTCTCATTGTAAGCCATAGTAGTTTTCCTCCTAAATTTTCTGTGATTTACTCACCATAAATTTCTTTCAGCATTTCGGAAGTATCATCCGAAGTTGCAATCTGATCTTCGGACACCTTTGCATTGGCCGAAATCGTTCCGTCTTCGGTCACTTCGATTCCGTTACCAATCTTAACGTGTCCCAGCTGTTCGCGGGTCGCAACGGTCAAGTCACTCTCTCCACCCCCTCCCTTGCCAAACAGAATGATGCAAGTGGAAATGTCTGCGGCGGGGATTTCCTTGGAGTAGAACTTCACCACTCCATCCCCGGTTTCGCATCCGTTCACGACACCCGCATCTTCGGCAATATGAAAACTTCCCAGCAGAGGTGCGCCGCTCGGAATGAGGGCGCTCGTACTGTCGGGAAGTTCTGCGGTATAGATATAGCTGTAGTCCGGGCTTTCTTCATCAGCCTGTTCCCAGCCCGATGCAGCCAACGTCAGAAAGTATGTACCGTAGTACCCACCGCTGCCATGTTCCGCAATCTCCTTGCGAATCATAGTCTCAACAGTCTTCTGATCCATGATCTGACCGGACTCCTCCAGCTTCTTCATGGCGGAACCCACTGCATCCATGATGATGCCGGCATGAGCTTCCGGGTCTTCATTGTGCCGCTGGAGCAGGTCATTTACTGCCGCCACCGTTGCAATGGCTTCCGGGTCGATTGCCGCCGTCACGGTATCAACATCACCAACAGCGGCGATCAGATCAATGGTAGCCAGCTTGCCCACAATCGAACTTGCCGGGCGGATCCATTCAGGTTCATTTTCCAGCACGAGATAGGTATAAGGGACTTCGCCCTCATCGGGGTCTTCTGCATAAAGGACAACCGCCGTGCAGTAGAAGCCCTTGTCCACATTTGCCGAGTTGATCTGCACCGTGACCTGGCACTCACCATCCACCGGGTTGGTGATGCCCGCAATCACGGCATCCATGACATAATCGGCAGGCTCCGTCATGGTTTTCGGGGTCTTGTCGTCCGGGATATTGCCCTTGCCCACGGCCACCCGCGTGTATTTCATCGCACAGCGGCCAGCAAGAACCTTTGCGATCAGGGCAATGCCGGCGGCAGACCCATAGCTGCCGTCTTCATATTTCGCCATAAGCTCTCTCCTTAATCAATTCTTCTGGGCTTGAGGTGTGTATGGTAAACAGCGCCACGCACGCCCTCATGCGCCATGGTGGCCGTCTGCACAGTGTCAGGGTATACGCCCTCGATCACAGGCGGCAGATAGGTTCCTCTTGATGTTTCAAAGCGGCTTTCAAACAGCCGGTCTTTTCCAACAATCGGCGGATAGAAATCAGCTTCGGTAAAGCCGCCGTGGCCGATTTTGAAATCTGCCCGGCTGCTGCGGTCCTGTGAAACGGGAGGAAGCCAGCGAACCACATTTACCATCGCGCCGTGACCAATGTTCAGGTCATAGCGGTATGTGCGGTAGGTCCGCAGATACAGGCGTAGGCCAACACCGGCGGTCAGAATACGCTTGAGGGCAACTGCAATCTGATCTATCAGCGCCAGCCGTTCCTCAGAAAGCAAGCTCTGATCCACATACAGTGCGACCTTTGCAGGGTACACGTCCTGCAACTCAATATCCGAAAACTGAACACCCAGCAGCTCCCCCGCTGCCCGGATGACGGTATCACCATCGCCGCCGGAAAGCTGTGCCAGCATCTTGACCCGGATTAAAATTCGGTAGAGGGCATCACTTGCTGCACCGCGCTGTACACCAAAGTTGGCTCCATAGCGGTCAAGGACTGCGCCCTCAGCATTTTCAAGGTCATCCCACAGCCGAACCAGTTCGGCATTTTTATGGATGACCTCAAAGCCATCTGACAGCAGGGAAAACAGTTTTCCGATGTTCGTTTCCAGCTTACGGTTTTTTCGGACATTCTGTAGATCCCGGTGGGTATATGGATCTGTCAGCATGTCCAGCATCTTTTCAAGATAGCCGTATTCACGCATCGATGGTCACCATCCCATCATCCGTGACAACCTTGGAGCGGCTATCCACCGGGATGTTATCCGCCTGAAGATTTTCCGCATCCGTACCGATCAGCACATCGAAATCCAAAACACCGGGAACCTTGTACAGCACCGCCGGAAGCCGCTGGTGATACAAGGTTTCGCCGATGCTCACCCCGCCGCTTTCGTTGTCGCCGATGTATGCGACAATAGCCGCTCTGAGCTGGTCTACTCCATCATGGGGGAAGTCCCCGCTGGTAGACAGCCCGACCACTTTCACATAGACAGGTACCGGGTGCGGCCGGTTGAAGTGAATTGCCTTTGTTGCTCCAGAAGCGGTGATGACCTCAATTACTTTCTGGCCGGTCGTCTGTATGCCGGCACCCAGTTCTTTGTAAATGATCTGCGCAATGTCGCTGTCCAGACCGCCGTAAACAACAGCTTCAATGCTGTGCGGCGGCAGGCCGTAGTCATCCACATCGTCAGTATCATTTTCAAACACCTTTGCTTCCATAATGCCATCAACATTCTGGAGCAGGGCGGCACGGATGCTGTCCGCGTTCACGCCACCAGCATAGTCCACGCTGGCATAGTAGCGGTCGCGGAATTCTTCATCCGTTTCACGTTCTCTACCGCCAGTAAAAGCCGCCGGGTTTGTCACCGCCGTGATACCTGCGACCGATCCAGGATTTGTGATGGTGGTGATCGTCCCCGCAGCCACGTTGCCGTCCGGCCCAGTGCTTGTGCAGCGGAAAGGCACCATCACCGTGCCATCCGCACCAATTTCAGTATCCGAAACAGCAAAGAACTGGATGCCGGCCGCGGTTTCAACCAGCCATCCCGCCGGTACGATGACCCCCGGCGGGCCGGTCACCATGATATAGCCGCTGGCTTTCTGGGCAGACAGCACACGTAGGCCGATGGCTCTACCGAGGTTCAGCAGCGAGGTGCCAACCGCTGTGTCCACAAAGCGGCTGTTGTAGACATCTTCCAGCACAGAGAACAGGATATTGAGTATCCATGCAAAAATGCGCAGGAACAGGCCGAGAGGGCTTCTGACGGTCAGGTTCGCCGTTGCCCCAAACAATTCCCTCGCTTTATGCTCCAGAGCATCCAGCAGTTCATTGTATGTCGGGCGGCGGAAACCAGCTGAGGTCAGGCCCCATCCGTATTCATCCACCAGTGTTCACCTCCACTCTGATTGTTTCGCCATTGTACAGGACACCCGAAAATTCCACACCGAGCGCCCGGCCATCGGCCGTCATGGAAAGAGAACTGATTTCCTGCACATACGGTTCCTGAAAAATGCTCGACCGCACAACGCTGTCCGCTTCATCCACCGCTTCACTGCGGGGCTGCTGCACAACACGTTCCCAGTCGGTTCCATGATCGGTATTGAGTGGAAATTCGCCTTTCCATGTCAGAAGATTGTTTCTGACGTTTTGCGCGATCGCTTCTGCATCCTCACGGAGCATCAGCATCCCATTGGCATCAAAGCACAAATCTCCTGTTTGAGGATCCAATGCCAGAACAGTAATGTTTGCCATTCTTCCCCTCCTCAGGGCAGCGGGGCCGACGTGTTGCCGTTCCTGCTGTCCGTGTGTTTGTGGTTGACAAGGCTTATCGTTTTGGCGATCACGTCATCCCGGACTTTAACTTTGCCCTGAACTTCCACATCGCCCTTGATTTCCACCTTGTCCTGTTTCACTGCCACATAGATCCCGCCGCCCTCGGTCGCCATCACAAGGCAGTTGTCCGGCAGTCCAGACAGCGGGTTAGATGCCGGCACAAATGCACCGATAAAAACGGCATCTTCATCAGAGTGGTTGCGTTCCGTGTTCGGCTCGCTTTCTTCTCCAGATGCCGCAATGCGGTCAATATCGTGGTCGATATAGAGCAGCACCCCAACATCCCCCGCTTTGTAGCAGGGGCGCAGGACAAAGCCGCCGCCCCGAACCAGCGCGACCGGGACAGACAAAATCTGCGGCTGGGTACGATACACGCCGGCATCCAGTGCTTTGGAAAGCGGCTGCACATCAACCCGCATGGCCGCAGGGTCAAATTTTTCCACCCGGCACAAGGCTCCAACGCGGACATTGGCCGCCTGTTCACGGCGCTCCTGATCTCTCAGGTCATATTCTCTTTTGCCGTTCATACAGGCTTCACCTCAATCGTTGTTTTCCAGTCGCCATCCGGGCATCCTGTATGCTGACCGCCTTTGATAAGGTGGTTTCCATTCAGAGTATCCGACTTTATTTTCACCACATCCGCCGGGGCCAGATGGTAGTTCAGCAGGCATTCCCGCTTATAGGTGACCTCCTGCTTTTCTTTTCCATCCTTGACGGTCGTTTGGCGGGTTGTTGTTTCGGTGCGGTCCGTGGCTTCCGCTGCCTGTAACAGCCCCGACTCAGCACTGAGGACGTATCCTGTTTTCGTGCCTGTTTTGGGGTCATTGATGGTAACAATGCCGTTTCTTATGAGGATGCGGCTCTTACAGTCAGAGGTCACAATCTCCGTCAGGACATTTTTCACCTTGCCCTTGCAGACCTTGCCGCGAGGGTATTCTTTATCCACCGCCAGTTCCATCGTTCCAACCTCAAGCCCAAAAATATTGAGCAGGTCTTTTACTATGGCGCTGGCTTTGCTCCCGGCGGTGTAGGTTTTGTTGACCTCTTTCGAGAGCCATTCTTCCAGAGCTTCAGCGGCCGCGATCGTGGTAATGACCTCTGTGCCGCTGTGCTTGTCCGCAACCTGTGAAACTTTCCCGGTGAAAATAGCACCTATGTCCCCCTCATATCCTGCATTGAGGATAATCGGCATCCCCTTTTTAATGCTGTTGCGGGTGGCCGGAGACAGGTTATAGGCTTCGATGGTCGCTGTTCCCAGTTTTTCGCTGTCCTCAAAGGGCACCGTAAACTTGAAATAGAGATCATCCATGCCAAACCGCTTCGACCCGATTTGCAGGGTCGCTTGACGCTTCCAAAACTTCACGCTGCATTCCTTTCCCAGAGGTACAGCCGAACTTCTTTGCCGAAATTTTCAAATGTGACCTCCGAAATATCGTCGCCGGTCAGGCACAGCGGCATAATGACCGGCACCGGGAAGCGCTCATCCTCCACGCTGTTGAACAGCGGTCGGCCATATCTCACAATATCACCGTACACCAGCACTTCACCTGTGCTGGCAATCGACAGATCTACCGTAAAGAAACCGCCTACCTCATTGTAGCGGATGCTGAATGCAAACGTCCTGTCGCCCAGCTTGACGGAGAACGTATAAGGCACCTTTGACGTGTCAACATCAATATAGCTGACCTCATTTCCGAGGTCGATGAGTTTCAACCCCTCCATAGCTTCACTCCTTTACGCGGCGCTGTAGGCCCTTGTCGTGCGGCCAGACGGCCCGCTGCTGCTTGCCGCCTTGTTCGCATAGCTGTTGACATAAGAGGAATACGCGCTGGAGGAAATGGTCTGGGACACCGTGGTATGCAGACCATCGGCCGTAGTCGATTTTGTCTGCGATTTGCTGACCTTTTTGGATGCGTTTGCATCCTGTGCAGACATCATCTGCTCACCGCTCTCCACATACTCTGCGGACACCCGGTTGATGACCTTGAGGCTTACGGTGAACCTTGAGCCGTTTTTATTGTCAGCGCTTATGTCGGATTTGAACGAAGTTATAACGCAGTCAGAGATCCGAGTGCGCCCGGTATACTCAACTACGTCTTTTTCTTTCCACATTCTTTCCAGAATATCGGACTGATCTTCGTCAAGAAAAACACCCGTAATGGAAAAGACCACCGGATCATTGATAACATGGTCGTTGATGTCGGAACCCTTTTCCACCGGGTTTGATGTAACCTTGCTGCTGCGCTGGACGCTTTCCGTTACGACTACGCCGGTCTTTTCAGCGTCAAGGCGGACCGTCCCGCACTTTTCGCCTGTAATGGTGTATGCCACAAAATCACCCCCTACTGTGCATACGCTCCCTGCAGGGTGCGCTCGTGATATTCTTCCTCTTTCTTCTCCTGCCAGAAATCTTCCATCGCCTGTTTTACCCGGCGGACGATTTCTTCAGCATCGGCTTTTGTGGTTTCCCCGCCCAGCGTGATGCTGATGGTCGGAGAGAAAGTAGAATGATCCTCATAGGTTACGCTGGAACTGCTGGGAGAGTTGTTGATAATTTCATCTGTCTTGTCGGCCGGGATAATTGCGGTGCCGGACGGCAGATATGCCATTTCGCCGCCGCGCTCATTGATGTGTGTCCAGCCGCCCTCAAAATCATCTGTGCCATCAGCATTGTGCGGAATGTTCGCACTGCTGCTCAGATTGATATTGATGCCGCTGACAGCATCAGCCGCAGACAAAATTTTCTGGATAGACCCGATGATGTTTTCTGCGCCCTCGGATGCCGCCTTTTCCATGCGGTCCCAAGCATTTTCTGCATCAAGGGTCATGCTCGCATAGGCAGTCTCTGCATCCTCTGCCATCTGCCCGTAATTCTCGTTGGAGATTTCGCGGGCAGCGGTCGCTGCCTCAGAAACAGCTTCCTGCGCTTGCTGGGAAGCCTGTGAAACGCTGGAGGAATACTCCGACGTGTCAACCGCCAGCGAGGTTTCCGTGCCAGCAGCACCGTCCAAATCGCTGACAGCGCCGGTTAGTTCCTGCACGGCATCGGTGCTGTCCTTTGCCCCGCCGAACAGCCCGCTGAACCAATCGACCACTGCACTCACGCCGCTGGTGAAAAATCCGAGCAAATCACTTACCCAGCCCACCACAACGCCGAGTGCATCGGCGATTACCCCCAGCACCGGCGAAATGTAGTCCAGCACCGGCACGACCACGCCGGACAGCACAGAACCCGCCGCTTCGATGAGCGGGGTCACCACCGGCAGGATATTTTCTACGATTTGCAGGCGGAGCCGAATTATCGGCTGTAGTGCCTGAATCACAACTTGCAAAATATCGGTCAGCGGCGGGATGATCGACCCGACCAGCGTCGATACCAACGAGCCGAACACAGGGAGAATGTCCGTCAGGAGCGGCATAAACGCATCTGCGAGAGGGCCAACCATATCCGCCGCTGACCCAAGAGCCATACCGAGGACAGGGAGTAGATCCTCGGCCAGTTCTTGCAACACAGGCATCAGGGGCTGAACCACACGATAGTTCAGCTCATCGAAAATATCTCTTAAAGGCGGAAGCGCATTCGCCGCCAACTCGCTGATAATTCCAGCCAGCGGCGGCAAAATTTCATGTGCCAGATCTCCGATGATGCTCAGGACTGGCCCAGCTGCATCAAACAGAGTTCCCAGCGTGGAAATCAGGGATGGAAGAATGCTCTGTGCCAGATTGGAAATGACCGGCACCGCGGCGCTCATCCCATCTGCCAGAATTCCAACAAATTCAAGTAGTGTCGGCTCCAGTTCCGGCCATTCATCCAGAAAAACGCCGACCATATCTTCCAGCGCCGGGGAAAATTTTTCTCCGGCATCGGCCATGAAGTCAGCCATTTCGCCTTTCAGCGATTTGATGGAGTTCGTCAAACCGCCGGTCTGCTCGACCGCGGCTTTCTGAATGTCGCCGCTCTGCTCCAGTATGGCATTGAGCCTGACCTGAGCCATTGCGGCATCATCCAGAGCATCAATATTGGTGCCAAGCCCAAGAGCTGCGGCGCTGTTCTTCAAGGCCGTTTTGTCGAGGACAATCCCGTACTCATTCAGAGCATCGGTGCTGCCACCGATCGCGCTCTGGATGAGCGACAGCGCTTCCGAATCGTCCATGCTGAACGCATTACCAAAGTCATACGCCAGCGAGGTTGTCATTTCAGAGAGGTTTTCGGCCGCAGCAGCCGTAATGCCTAACTCGTTATACATGGCCTTGTTGGAGACCATGAAACTCTGGACTTCGGCAGTACTCCGATGCACTGCGTCAGCGTAGTTATCCGCCCATGCGGCCGCTTCCTCGGAAAAAGAGCGGCCAAATTTCTTTGAAGTGCTTTCGGCATCAGAGAATGCGCTCACCGCCGCCGCACCAAACTGCTTGAGCAGTTCGATGCCGCTTTTTATGGCTTCAAAGCCAACAAAAGCCTTGACCGCCCCGGATATAGCTTCTTTGATTTGGTTGCCGGCATCTTCCCCGGCGGCACCCATTTCCGCAAGATGATCTCCGGCATCGTCCGCGCCGTCTGCGGTTTCATCCTCAGATTTCTTTGCCCGGCGAAGTGCGGACACCAGCCCACTGCGGATGATTTTAATGGGGTGCTGGAATGCCTTGCTGATGTTTTTCGCATTTCGGACCATGTTGTTGGCGAAAATTTCTGCCCGTTTCTTGGTAAAATCCATCGCCCCGGTCACGCCAGTCCGAAAAGACTTCGCAATGCTCTGGCCGGCATCAAGGCCATCGGCCATCGCACCCTTGAATGCGTGACCCATGTCCTGCGCCGACTCAGCCGTTTTTTTGATCTGCGCCCGAAAGCGCCCGGCGGCACCGCCGGAGTCATCCATTTCATCACGGAAACTCTCAGCGGCGGCTTCTGCAGCCTGAGCGGCTTCTTCCACCCACTCAAGCCCCTCTGCGGTCATGTTCCAATGACCCGCCGCCTTTTGGGCCGCATTGCCTGCTTCGGATGCACTGGAAGCCATATCATCCAGCCCACCCGAAGCATCACCGACAGCCCCGGTGAAGCGCTCGGCCGCTCCCTGCCCCATCTGGCAGGCAGAAACCGCAGATGCACCCATCTGCTGTGCCCCAACTTCAACCGCCCCAATATTTTCTTCGAGGGTTTCAACCTTTTCACCGAGGTTCTCAACAGAGGTTTCAGCATCAGCAGTATCAAAACCGATACCGTATTGCAGGTTGCGCGCATCATCCATGTGGTTTCACCTCCCGATGCGCAAAACAAAAAGCCGGCTCTTGAAAAGAGTTCGGCTTTCATTTTGGTTTTGCTTCGTCACGCCACTGTTCTACCCACAGGCGTTTGGCCTGACGGCACTCTTGGTACTCCGCCAGATCCATTTGACGCAGTTCTGTGTAGGTCACGCCATTGCCAGACCACACCATGCACCAAAAGACCTTGTTGATTTTGGCTTTGTGGGCAGCGATGGCAATGTCCAGTTCAGCTGCGAAGAAACTGCTCGATGGCGGCGATCAGCTTTTCGGCGGTCTTCAGGTCTTCGTTGTCGTCAAAGTACTCCATGCCCTTTGCCTTGACCTCAGCGGGAGCCACGACGCAGTTCTTGAACATGCCGTCCATGTACTTTGCGCTCTTGCGCTTACCGCTGCCGGTATTGCCGCACTCATCGTTGAAGTCGTAGTACCACGAGGGCGAAACGCTCTGGAGGGTGAATTTCTGCTCACCAATGGTGATTTCCTTAGTCTTAGCCATATATTTTCGGTAGCCCCTTTCGGATAAACTTTTTGGACGCTCCGGCCAGTTCGTTCCGGCCATAGCTTAGCGATAATTCAGAGACGGCACAAAGATACTGACCGACTCAGAACCGATCTCCTTTGCGCGGGTGATGTCAGGCGGTTTGATGACGCGGCAGCGTTCCTCTGCCACATTGACCGATGCCGAATCGTTGGCATCAACGATCATCACAGAGACTTCCTTACGCTTGAGCGCAAGACTGCGGACATACGGCAGGCTGGACGAAGTACCCATCAGCGTAACAGTGATGGTGCCGCTCTCATTCGCATTTTCGTTGTATGCCACATCGCCCTTTACGCCGACCTGCGTAGTAACAGTGTCTTCGTTGCGGGCAATCGTGATCATAGAGTCCGAAGCAAATCCGGTAATGATCTTGCCGTTCATCACCAAATTAACCTTTTTCGGGTCATAGGATGCAACTTCGATATTACTTGCCATGACAGATTCCTCCTTTCTTAGCCATTCAGGGTGACGCGCAGGGTGCCGTTGACCTTGACGCTGTGAACAGCGCCCTCCAGCTGGGCACTCCACTTGATGTCGGGCATCTGGCGGTTGCGGACCTGCTCATCGGTCGCATCTGCCCGCTTGGGGATCACAACCGTGTACACACCGGTGTCATCCTCCGGGTCAGTTGCGATAATGTGCAGTTCCACAGCCCGGTTGAGTGCCGCGAACACGCCGGCCGCAACCAGTGCGAAACCGTCATCCGTGTAGGCAATCTTCTTGTTGGCAATGAAAATCTCATACAGATTTTCGCGGATCTGATGGGTGATGTAGTCAGCGCCCAACACATTGTCGATGAAATTCCCATCACCGCAGATGCCGTTCTTCATGTACTCGTGCTTATACTCCGCTGTCATAAAATTGACGCGGTTCTCCTCCAGCAGGTCGCGCTCACTGTCGCGGAGGTCCGCAACGCTCACACCGTCCGGCACTTTCCACTTCCATGTGACGCTCTCCGGCCAGAACGGACCGACACTGCCGACCCATGCTGCATCCGCCCACTCGGCCAGATTATCAGCATAGGTAACAACGCTGCGACCATACTCGTTGACATATTCCTTGTCGTTGGTCTGGCCGAAGTAGAACTTGCGGTGATCTTCCACACCGGCACCCAGCGCTGCTTCCGTGGGTTCCGTGCTTTCCGCCCACTTGCACAGGGCAGTCACGCAGACCGGGTCGGTAACGTCGGTCAGAATGAAATACCAGTCATCGTTGTGGTCGCGCAGGTCTTCGATGGCGGCAATGAGGTTTTCGGCCTTAGTGGTATCCGCCTTACCTACGGAAACCGACACGACAGCGCCGCTCAGGCCCATATCCTCGAAGCAGTCTGCATCCTTGTACAGGCTGATGCTCTCCGCATAGCCAGAAACAGCCGTGCGGGTGGTACTGGTGTAGGTCACGGTATTGTCGTCCACCGCAGCGGTGAACTTCACACCATCTTCCTCAAAGGACGTTCCTGCGAACAGCTTTGCCAGCCCGGTGCAGTCCACCGGCACTTCCTCGCTGGTGGTGATCTCCACCACAGTCTTGCCGCCGATTTTGGCATAGTAGGCAGTGCTTGCTTCCAGCGTTTCGGTCGGCATATTTTCGCCGAATGCAATTTCAATGCGGGACGCAGTGCCGCCCACATTCTGAGGATTTTCGATGCCAGCCACACGCACCTTGCGGATAAGCGTGTCTGCAAGGGTGTTATCCTGATTGAACATCTTGTCCGCCATGGCCGCGACCTTTTTCCCCGGAAATGCCGCCTTGAGCTTTTCAAGGTCATTGTAGATCGCCATGTCAGCCGCGCCCTCGGTCGAGAGCAGCAGGATGTCCAGCTTTTCCGCCGCCACGGTTTTTGCATCAAGCGCGGTAAAAACCTGAATATCTTTCATCCAATTCAGTCCTTTCCTTAAATTTTGATTTTTTCGATGGACGCGGTTTCGCGCTCATCGATGCGGGTATACCGAATCTGCACATCAAAGCCGACCCGCCGGGCGGCTTCGTCCACAAGAAGCGTTGTGCGGTCCTGTGCCTGGCCCACATCAACCACCGCCACGCCCAGTGCAATGAAATCATCCTGCCCTGCGTGCTTAAAATAGCTGATAGCCTTATCAGCGACCGCCCACGCTTCATCTTCACCGTTCACCGCAGAGCCATTCTCCGCAGTGCGGTTCTGGCTGCAAAAGGTGAATGAGAATGTAGCCGATGGCATTTCCATCCGAGAGATTTTCACACCCTCGGCAACATCGGCAATCTCATAGTCACCCATGCCGCCGTCCGGGATATACGGTACAGTTACCGTATAGATGCAGAACGGCGGCTCAGCTTCCGGCTGAACCTGATTTGACAGAATGACCGGGCATCCAATGTAATCCCACAGGCTTGAGATCAGACGGTTCCGCAGTTCCCTGAAATTCATTTCGGGTTGCTCTCCCCTTTCTTCTCAACCATGTAGCGCTTCATCGAATGCACAGGGCCGTGGGTCAGCTCCTGCTTGACCGTATAGATCTGGCCGTCAAACCCATCCCGGAACTGAGCGCCCACCTGCAGGGTATGCCCATTCGTATAGACTTTCTGAGCATTGAGCGTATAGCTTCCGCTGTCAATGTACTGCAAATCCTCATTGTTCAGCGGCATCACAACGCCCTGAAACGCAGTTTCGACCGTTGTTCCCGGCTTCCACTGTCCGCCCTGCTCCTTATCATAGCCGCCGCCCTCGGTATGCACCTCGTACATACTGTGCAGCAGGCTTCGCGGGATCTGCGGCCCTTTCCATTTTCTCATAAATCAGATACCCTCCACGCTGTACGAAATGCTGTTGTACAGCCGCCCGGTATCAAACAGGGGCTGATACTGGGTGCTGGTCAACTGCGTTGTGGCAGACTTTGGCGGTGACAGCTTCGTGTTGAAGTAGTCGTGGGTCATTTCGACCGCCCACTTCCCGATATAGTCTGCCGCTTCCTGAGCCGTCCATTTTTTCAAAATGATGCCGTCCACAGCTTCTTTGCAGATATTTTCCAGCGTGGCCTTGCCGGTGTCGAAGCTCGCTCGAATGAAACTGCGTTCCGGGATGGTCACACTGTCCACCAGCATATACATCCACTCGTAGTCCTCATTCGGACGCGGGTCTTCTTCGCCGCCGCTCGGATGCTTTTTTGCATCATGTTTTTCCTGCTTCTTCCTGCCGGGGGCTTTCTGGGGATGCTTTCTGTCGCGTACCAAAAAGCCATAGCCGGGAGAAATGGGAATAAACCGCAGGTCATTGAATTTGCGGGGACTGCCAGCATTCTTTGCTTCCATATTTAACGGAATAGCCAGATGCTTGACATTCTTCGCACTGATTGTCGCTCCATATTCATGCACACCGGCAATCATCAGGATGTCGCTTCCCGCGTCTCCCAGAATGCCCACATGAATACTCACGCCTTGCAGTGCTGTCAGTTCCCGTTTGATGCGCTCCATATCTGCGCGAAATCCATCTTTGAGGATTTGCATGTTACCACCGCTGATACTTTGAAATCACGGACTGCCATGTTTCGCTGATATTCTTATCGAAAGTCCAGCTCACATCGGAGATCGAGAACGCCGACAGCCCGGCGGCATCATTTTCAATGATGGCCCACTGCTGGGCGATCATGTACCAAACAATGGCTTCCAGATCTGCCGGGAGCGTGGCCGGATGGTCTTCGGTGGCATCTTTCGGCAGAATATACCCGGCCACATACTGCACCTCCAGATATTTTCTGGGGGCAATATAGTCATAGGCCAGCCCGCCGATGTGCCCGCGGTATGTCCATCCATCTTCACGGAACAGAACTCCGATTTCGCCGGTTTCGTTGAAATCGAAGTCCGTAATAGTTTCCCCGGTGAACGTGTCCGTGATACGTTCTACGCTGACAATGGGGTACTGCTCCAGCGATAACTGCTGTGTTCCAGTACCGCAATATCTTTGCCGGTAGGTGCTTTTCCCAAGCTTTCTTCCCAGCTGAGTTTCCAGCCACGCAGATGCCGCATTGATAAGCTGCACAAGGGTTGCATCCCGCTGTGCATCTTCTTCCGCCGGGTCGATGCCGAGCGAGGTTTTCAGGGCATCCAGAGTGGTGAGGGCATTTTCTCTCAGTGTTACGGCCAACACGACACCTCCAAATAAAAGCCCTCTGACAGGCTTTCCCCATCAGAGGGGGAATTTACTGAGCGCCCTTTTCCGGGGCTTCCTGCGAAGCCGCAGGCGGGGTTGCGGCGGTCTTCCGCTCCTTTGCATGGACTGCTTTGTTCTCAGCAGGGCGCGGGGCGGACTTGGGCGGTTTGAACATTCTCGCCATCATGCAGCCCTCCATCAGATACTTTCCTTGACCGGGCAGTTGGTGGCATCACCCAGCGCCAGCGCACCGATAGTGCCGTTGGTGGCGGTGATCTTGACGCAGGACTTGCAGCCAATCAGGTCAATGTCGAGGTTCGCCACAGCCTGAGCTTCGGCTTCGTTCTCGATGACGGCCTCGCCATCCTCATTGACCGGGTTGTCAACGAAGATGCGGCTGTCCTTGACCGGCTCATACGGACCGGCGGTGCTGTCGGCGGTTTCGACCTTGATGGTGGCCGTCTGGGATGCTTCCACAGTAACAGCCAGCACGGCGCTCTCATAGCCGGTGCGGTCAACCACATTGCCGCTGGCAAACGGCAGGACGGTGACGGTATCAAACAGTGCTCTTTTCATAGCAGTCTTCCTCCTCAGATAACCTTGATATTGTGGACGTAGGCGAAGCTCTCAACATGGCGCACGCCAATGTCATCGTACATCAGCGCGCGGGTGCCGGTCAGATTTTCCTCAAAGGCGTTGTGCTGGACACCGTTTTCATCCGTCCAAGTACCGTCCAGAGTGGTGTAGGTCTCCAGACCCATCTGATCGCCGATCATCAGGTCTGCCCAGTTGCCGAAGAACATTTCGGTGCAGCCGGTCTTGCTGTCGGTGGGGATCTGATTGGAAACCTTGTACGGCATGCCGAGGAAGTTACCAGCGTTCATCTCGTCGCGGTAGATGTAGTCGCCGGTGGTGGTCTTGATGTTCTTGAGATAGCCCTCCATAAAGGAGTTGAAAGCCCAGCCCAGAGCCTGATCGTCCACGTTCTTGCTCATAACCAGCGACTTCACATAGACCGGGAAATCGGCAGTCAGCTTACCGTCTGCGGCATACTGGGCATCCATCTTCTTTGCGTCGATTTTCTCAACGCCGGGGGTGTTGGCAATGCCGGTGGGCTGGAACTCGCCGCCGGTGCCGTACAGAGCGCCCCAGTCAAGGCCGAGCTGCATACGGCGGGACAGATCAGCGGCGAACAGTTCATCGGCGCTGTACTTGGTGCTCATCAGCAGTTCGCGGGTCTGGGGCACAATGGCTTCCAGACGCTTTGCAGACAGGCGCAGGTTGCCGAATGCAGGCTGGGTGGAAGCGATCTTGCGACCCTCACCGCCCCACATAGCGCGGGTGCCGGAGGTCATGCGCGGGATGTTCAGGTTGCCGTTCTCCAGCGGAATGGTGCGTGCGCCCAGTTCCTTGATGACGGTCTTGCTGTACAGCAGTTCAATGACCTCATCCAGATAGACTTCCGGGATCAGGAAGCCACCAGCGGTCGGGTTGGTGGCAGACATGGCCTTGAACTCGCGGGCCATGGACATATCCTCGTAGTACTTCTTGGCGTAGAACTCAGCACGTTCCGGGTCATGCCGGCCGAAGACATCCAGACACTTGATGGCGCGGGCGAGATTCACCAGCGGGGGAACGCTCTTCTGCTGCTTCTTGGCAGAAGCGGTGCCGCCCATAAACAGGCTGGAGTACTTACGCTGGGCAGGAGCGGTGCCGGACTTCACCTGACGGCGGAATGCAGCGGACTTGCGGCGCTTGGCATCATCCTCAGAAGCGGCTTCGTCGTCATCCTTTTCATCAGAGTCAGCCTCATCGTCATCCTTGCCCTCAGGATCGGCTTCATCATCGTCCATACCCTCATCTGCGGTCATGGCATCGATGATCTCAGCGGCTTCCTGAATGACTTCATCAGCCGTCAGGTCGCCGACTTCCTCACCAGCATCCTTGCGGGACTTGCGCTTTTCGTTGGCATTGTCCACAGCCTGTTCGATAATATCGGCCATGTCCTCTGCGGTAACGCCATCCAGCGCGGCGGCAGTATCCCTGCCATCATCGCCGGTATCGTCCTCCTCGCCCATAGCTTCCTTGACGGCGCCCTTGATGAGGTCTTTCAGCTCATCGGTGCCCACCTTCATAGACTTGATGGCGGCTGCGGACTTCTTTCTGTTTTTCAGACGCATTGATTTTTCCTCCTGTGTCAAAAAATAATTTCTACAGTTTTCTTCGGAGCGGATTTCCGTTCCACGGACTTGTGTGCGCTTACCGGGGGATGCCCCTTGCCGTTGTCACCCTGCGCTTCCGAAATGATCTTATCCAGCAGCTTTGTGGCGGCTTTCATGGACGTACAGGCATCCTTGAGGGACTTCATGCGGGAAGCAGAAATTTTGCGTCCGGCCTTTACCTCGGTAACGATGGCCTGCGCTTCCGCTTCGATGCGGGTCGCCGCATCATCCGATTTGTGGTCCGTAATGACTGCCTGTTCGTTCATGGCCCATGTGACAACGCTGATTTCCCAGAGTTTGACTTCGCGGAGGTGGCGGATGCCGTTCTCATCGTAGTCAAACACAACCGGGTCATAGCCGATGGAGAGTTCGCACAGAACGCCGTCATGGATCAGCGTCTTCACATCCCTGCCGAGAGTGGTATCACTGATCTTGGCGCTCATAAAAAGACCTTTTGCATCCTCGCGGAGTTCGGTGGGAATGCCGATCGGCAGCAGACTATCGTTATGCCCGGACAGGATTTTCACCCGGCCGATGCCCTCGGCGATGGTCTTCGTGAAGGCACCCGGCTCAATAATGTCGCCGCCGCTGTCGATATTGGAGAACACGGCTCCATAGCCGGAGAATGTACCCTCTTTATCGTCAAAGCCCTCCAGTTCAAACTCCACGGTTTTGTACTCGGTCTTTGCGCCCTTGTGCTTTACTCCCCGTGCAAGGGAGCGTTCCCATGCGCTTTTCCCCACGCGCTGGGAATAATAAGACGGCGATACCCGCAGATTTGCAACTGCCAGCTTCGCCGTCATTGTGGGGTCATCGTGTGTAACATCGACCGTTCCTGCCTTGGTACCGTGCCGGGCAAGCTCTGTGTTCATGCCGTTCAGCAGGTCTTCCAGCTGGAATGCTTCCTTTTTGAAGTCAATGCCGATGGTCTGTGCAGCACGAGCTGCATCTTCTCGCGTGAATACCACTCTCACGCCCTCCTTTATCTGTTGTAGGTGACATAGCACCTGCATTTGATGGTTTCGCGTGCAGGTCCCTCCGGGTCGCAGGGATACCGCAGGCCGTTGGAGAACCGGGCATCGATCGGCACGGTCTCTCCGTCCATCTTGACATGGTTCGGACCGCCATCGGAACCATCACGAGGGTTCTTCTGCGGGCGGTGATGCCACGTCTTTGTGGTGGCGCCGCTTTTCTGCATCATGTCATAGTGGCCGGTCTCCAGCGTCATAACGGTTTCCTGATCTGCAATGAGCCGAGCCCTGCTCCGGGTCTGGATCTCATACTCCTGCAAAATCTCATCCGCCATCTTTTCGCGGCCAATACCGGCTTCAATGCCATTGGCTACAATGCGGGAGATATTTTCCTTGGTGGTCTGTGTCACATGACGGACACGCTGCCCACCATGGAGCTTTGCCTGACTGAGCAGCTCCGGGCGGTCAACACCGCGGATATTGTAGGCCTGTTTTGCAATCCGGGTACCCTCATCATAGGTCTGCTTCCAAAGCGGCTTGAAGATTTCCTCCATTGCCGTTTCCTCAGACGGCCAGTTGACAAGACCACCAATGAACTGCTCCACAAGATTTTTTTGCTCCTGCTCACCGAGGGCAGACCATGCGGCGCTGTCTTCCACATGGTTTTCCGTGATGTAGGGCATCAAGACATCCCACACGCTCCAGTCTGCTTTCTCAGTGCCGCTCAGAGTGCCGGAGAGCCGCTTTTGCTGTTGCTTGAAGAACTTCATCGTGGCAACTTCAAACTTCGCTCTCTGGGCTTTCTGGGCGGCCGCCAGCAGATTGCCGATGTTCTGCGTGCGGGATTTTTCTTCATGCTCACGGCGGTCACTCATAAACAGCATCCCGCCGGCATCTTCATCATCCGTGACTTCGACTTCATCTGTGCTTTCCTGCATCAGGTCGGTCGTCACCTCCGCCGGGTCATCGTTGGAGCCGATGAACATATCGGAAATGGTGATCTTGAAGCAGTCACCGCCGGTCTTGCAGGGTTCCATGCCCAGCAGTTCGCGTGCTTCATCCTTGGTCAAAAGCCCGGCATTCCAGCCGTCAATGCCTTTGGCCTTGTCAAATTCCTGCGAGCGCGGGACCACATCATCAAAATGCCAGACAAGATCATTGCCATAGAACGGCAAAATCTGTGTATTGATGGCTTCTTCCCGGCGGTTGAGCCGTGGCATGATGACGTTCTGGGCATAGATGTACTGAGCCGCTTCGCTCGTGGCTCTGTTGCTGCTCTCCGTGATGCCCATGATTTCACGCGGAACACCAAAATGCTCAAGCACGGCATCCCGGAGGAACCTTCGCCCCTCCGTCATATCCATGTCGCGCATGTTCTCGGCCAGCTTCGTCACAGTCACGTTGCCGTCCACCGTGGCAATGCCGTGGGAGTTGAACGGTCCTCGGAAGCGCTCATTCCATTCGGACCTGAAACGGTCGCGCTGATCCTTACTGCTTCCCGGCATCGAGATCAGCGTGGTCGGAGTGGCATCGTTGTAGAAGAACTTCTTCTGGAATTTTGCCGCGTACTCGTCCGTCTCGATCTCATCTGCAAGGGACTCTGCCGCACCGAGACCTCTTTTGTAGGGGTCAAGCGGGTTCAGTTCTTTCATGCAGAAAATATCGTCCACCGGGATTTGCCGGATGAGTCCGCCGGTCGTTCTGATTTCATAGTAGGGGTAGCCCACATAGGGGGTCTGCTGCACCCAATGTGTAGGGAGCGGCCACAGCTCCACCGGACGACCGAGGGCATCAAATTCATAGACGAAGTAGCCCTCGCCCTTGAGTTCCAGATAGATCTGCTGCAACCGCCAGCACGCACCCCAAGTCATTTCATAGAGGGGGTTCGGATGCGCCATGAAATTCAAAAAGGGATGGTCCGTGATTTCCACTTCTTCCCCGTTTTCATCCTTGCGGTACAGCTTACCGGCGCAGGTGGACAGGTCGGAAGCAATGCGATCCACAACCGCCAAACGCGGGTTGCGGCCAAACATTTCCAGCCAGTCCCGCGTATTGCGCTCAGGCGGCGTAGTGTACCGGGGCAGCATAACGCTGACGTTCCCGCCATTGTACTGCCGCCCAACGGCATTGCGCCGTCCGAATCCAAATACTGCCATGTTTCTGTTGTTTCCTCCTATCCGATTTCCCATGTGTAGGTGATGGGCTGATACAGGGACAGCGCCACGGCATCCGCCCGGTCAGGGCTGGGCAGGCCGCGCCGCTTCATAATGTCCTTGCTCTCCAGCTTCAGCTTCGGCGGTGTTCCGGCAAAAGCGTACTTTCGCGTGGAAAGCTGGGCAATCAGCTCTGTATCATTGGGCAGGTGCAGCCGCCCGCTCTGTGCCATGTCACGAACCAGTGACCACATCCATGTGGATATGTCGGCATAGTTGGCGGCTGCATCCTCCTGCGGCACGGATGCGCCGAAGTTCACCGGGATAACCTCAAGCTGGTTCAGCCCTCTGGCTTCCCTTTCATGGCGCAGAATATCGGTCACGCCGCCGCCCAGACCGGTATCATCAATGATGGCATAGACCATGCCGGGGTACTGCGGGTACTTCTCCAGCAGGAAAAGATACTCAAAGATGATGTCCTCTGCCGTTGCCCACAGATCCTGTCCGTTCCGAATTTTCAGTTCCTGAACGTCAGCATCTATGTTGGGGGCAATGACGGTGCAGTCATCACCAAAACGGGCAACGTCACAGCCGATGGAGAGTCGCACCGGGCTGTCATGCGGAAGCGGCTCATTCATGGTGGCCTTTTCCGCAATGTAGCTGGGTATGAACACATCACTGTCCGCGACCGGCGGCAGGCCGTCTACACGGACGCGCACCACATTGGAATTTTTGCCGTACTTCTTTTCGAGGGCAGCTATGTTTTCCTTGCTGGTGCGGGGGCTGTCGCGGCTTGATACCGTCATGCAGTACCAGTCCATGCCGTCCCCTTGGAAGCTCTCAGCGAAGCCGCCAGTCGCCTTTGTGGGGTTCCCGCAATAGAGAAGCCTGTTGTTGGCACCGGTCAGAGTGCCGCCGATGGCATCAAGGATGGGGTCAGCAACGCCGGATGCTTCGTCCACCACGAAAAGCATATTGTCTTCGTGGAAGCCCTGCAGAGACTCAGGCTTTGTGGCGGTACGCGGGACAGCAAACCAGCGGCGGTCATAGCCGTTCATGTACACGCGGGTCTTCGTCCATGTGAACATCATTTGAAGCACCGGGCTTGCGTCCAGCCACTTTGCCATTTCTGCCCACAGGACGTTGTCCAACTGTTGCATCGTGGGTGCGGTGCAGACGATGCGCGGGTAGGAAAAACAGGCAATGAACCACCACATAAGATTGGCTTCCAGTGCCGTTTTGCCCACGCCCTGACCGGAACGAATGGCAACACGCCGATGCTGTGATACCGCCACAGCCGCTTCCCGTTGCCATGGATCCGGCTCAAAGTGAGTCACTTCCTTGAAAAACAGGAGCGGGTCTTTGCGGTACCGCGGTATTCTTCTTTGGAAAAACTCACGGCGCGTCATCGTCCATCTCCTCTGCGGCCTGAATGGCTGCTACCCAGTCGTCAACCAGTTCGCTCTTTCCGCCGCCGCTCATATTGCGCAGTTCAGCCAGCTGTTTGATGCACTGGGCTTTCTGCCGCTGCACATCGGTCAGGAGCTTGTTCAAGCGCTCTATGATGAGGTAGGACGCTTCCAGAGTGGAATTTGTCAGGGTTTCATTGCCCGGCAAACGCTCCCCGGCGGCTACTTTGGCATCAATGGCCTCCACATAGGCCTGCAAATCGTTCTTTTCCTTTTCAGTGTCGCCATCCAGCCGCTTGAAGTTCCTGCTTCTCTTGGATGTGGTCTGCGTCTGAACATAGGCTCCCTCTTTGGAATAGTGGGAGATACGCTCCAGCAGATAGCCCTCGCGGGCGGTCAGCAATTTCAGCTCATTTATGAGCAGTTCTTCTGCATCCACATCTTCGTCACAGGCATCCAGCAGCTGACGGTGTTCCTCTGTCCAGCTTCGGAACATCAGTTCAGACCACCCACCATGCTTGACGGCATTGCGGTTTCCCTTTGGCGCACCTGCTCCAACGGCATTGACATTTCCCGGCGGCGCGCCCTGTTTTGGTCTTGTTTCAGGGTCAGGTGCGGCGGGTGCATCCTCTGGGTGCAGGGTGCGTTTTGCGGGTGCATCTGCACCCTGCGTCCAGTAGCGCTTGCGCCATGACTTTACTGTGTTGATAGACACATCCAACTTCTTGGAAATCTCGGTGCAGGACAGCCCTTTTTTATACAGGGTGTAGCCTTTATCCCGCTTGTCCATCTACATAGTCACCATCCTCCTTTGTTTGTTTCTGCTCAAACTGGCAGACGGAACACAGAGCGCACGCTACACGATGCCGTCAGCGGCGGTCTGCATTTCTTGTGAAGAAATAGAAAAAGGGAGTATCCAACAGCGCCAGACAGGCTTTCAGAAGATACTGCCCGATGATGATACCGATAAGCTGCATCCGGCCCTCGTGGGTATGCACCCAGCCCAGACCGAAGCCGAAGCTGATGACCGCATAGATCACCGTGTCCCAGATCTGGCTCGTGATGGTGCTGCCGTTATTCCAGAGCCAGCGGCCACCCTTGGTGCTGCCATGCTTGGCAATGTAGCGGTCGCGGATTGCATGGAATACGGCCACGTCCCACGACTGGGAAACGAGGTATGCGGACAGACTGCCGATGACGAAGATCCAGTTCTGCCCCAGCAGGGTTTGATAGGCATTGTCCATGACGGCATCCGTCGCAGGGAAAACGCCGGTGAGCATAATGCAGGCGGTGGCAAAAATCTGGCCGATAAAGCCATACTTCACCACGCGCTTGGCCGTGGCCTTGCCCCAGATCTCGCCGATGATGTCTGTGCAGAGGAATGTGACGGCATAGGTGATGGCACCGCCGCTCAAGGCCAGCTCGATGGGGCCGATATGCAGGCCGGTGGTAATGGTTCGTGCGCCGGTCACATTGGCAATGACGATGCTGATTGCAAACAACGTAATCAGAATCACCAAATTCTCGTTTGTCTTTTTCATTTTTGCTCCTATTCTTGTGAGCCTGCGGCTCGTGTATATTTCTGTTTGCAGATGGTGGCGCACAGGCTGGCTCTCGCTCCATAGAGAAGCGTTTTATCTGTCAGCTCCAGCCCCCTGCCCTCTGTAATGGTCCTCACCGCGGATAGCCGCTGTTCTATGAGGTCTTTGCGGAACTGGTTGATGTGCGCCTTTTGGTTGCCATCATCGAACCAGCCATATTTGACCCCGGACAGCCAGCTGGTGCTGTCTGCAGAGGTACAGAAGCTGTTCTGTGCAATCATCTTCACATCGGTGCATCCCAAAAGGTGGATGTCGATCTCAGGTTTGCGGTTTTTGATGTAGTGGGTCAGATAGCGGGTGTCTTCCCGGAATGTCTTCGGCTTGATGATTCGCAGTTCCGGGATGCTCAGGGCAATGTAGTCGCTGAAATCTATCAAGCTGTCCAGTCCCCGCATCCCATCCTCAAAATGGAATACGTTGATCTGGGGGTTATCCAGCAGCTTCTTCATCCGCTCCCGGAAGTACCACGCTTCCCTTACGCCCAGCACTTTCTGGCAGTCCAGCTCGACACAGGTACAGCGGAGATTGTTCTGCTGCACGAATGCTATGAGCTTGTCCTGCCACTCGGTCAGGCTTTCCAACGTCTGTGTCTGCCCTTTCCCGGCACCAAACATCAGCGTGAACAGGCCACTATCCTGTATCACATGGCGGTTGACTGTATCCTGCACACGGATTACATGGTCCGCCGGGAGCCGGAAATCATCATCCGGGCGGCACTTGAGAATGTACTTGTAACAGGAAAACAGCCGGTATTTGGTTTGTGCTGCCAGCAGAGCGGCGTAGAATATTTCTCCGCCGTCGCTCCCGGCAAAATGCACTTTGATGTTGTTATCGAACAACTCGCGCACCCCCAAACCCATCTTCAAGGACGGTGCAGGATGTGGAGTTTTCAAACTGGTTCAAGATTTCAGCGGCGATGTCCTCACAAGAGCGCCGCCCAAAATGACAAGCGCCATCCTCATCCCCATACTTGGAGAGAAGATAGCGCTTGATTGCATTCTGTTGGCTGATGATTTCTATTTCACGGTTTGCATTGCGAACTGGAAACTCTGCCGTAATAAAAAAGATATGACGGTGCGAGTTTTTGAGATATGCGAGTTCTCCATCAGCCTCCGGCCAGCAGTGAAAGCCCTCCATCTGAAGTGCGCATATCACATACTGTGTCATGCCGCATCCTCCAGACGGTACGCAAAGCCCATGTCCTTGAGAACGTCCACGAGGGTGGTTGCGTCCTGTTCAGACAGGTTAGGCACAATGACGGTCTTTTTTCCACCGGGCTGGGCTGTCTGCACCTCATCGGATGCGGGTGCAACGCTGGGCTGCACCCCTGCATCCTGCGCCGGGACTTCCGGTGCAGGGGCGGCGGCGGGTTCCTCGGACTTGGGCTTTGCCTGAACCCCGGAATCAAAGAAATTATTGATATAGGGTTCAGAGCCGGGTAGTTCGTACTCGTGACCGCTCTCCGCAAAGGATGCAACCAGTGCGTCAACCTCATGCTGGTCAAAGCCTGTCACTTCAACATCAAAGCCGGCAGAGAGATCCTGCAGGACGGCAGACAGCTTTTCATTGTCCCACTGACCGCTGATTTTGTTCAGCGCCAAATTCAGGGCCTTTTCGTCCTCAAGGGACAGCTGCACCACACTGACATCCACTTCCACCGCGCCGGTCGCCACCAGCACTTTCAAGCGCTGGTGACCACCAATCACGTTGCCCGTCTTCTCGTTCCAGATGATAGGCTCAACACAGCCGTATTTTTCGATCGACCGGGCAATCTTCTGATATTCCGGGTCGCCGGGCTGCAAATCCTTTCTCGGATTGTAGGGTGCTGCATTGAGCAGGCTGATAGGTACTTTTCTGATTTCCATGAATTGCTCCTTATGATGACCTGCTTTCAGACAGCCCCGGCGGCGAACCGGGGATGACTGGAAGCACGATTTCCCGCGCAAAGGAGCAACGCGGGGCGAAAAATCCTCCTTCCCATAAAAATGGCGGCGCACATCAGATGATCTGCACCGCCCGGCTTTGTTTAGGATTTTGTAGCATAATAATACCATGCCTTTCGCCTTGCGTCATCAGAAAGCATTGGAAAGCATCAGTACCGATTGGAAGCCGTTGGAACCCATCAGAAACCATTGGAAGTCATCTGACAAACTACATTTTCTGCTCATGGTTGGCAGGCAAAAGAAAAAGGCCGCCGAATCAGCATTTTCATACTGAAACAGCGGCCTTTTGAATTTAATTCAGGCTATCTTTTTGAGGTAATTATATGCCATCTTGCACACTCCGGCTTCGGTATAGTACCGTCCGAGCGTCCCTGCGATCTCAGCCCATGAGCGGCACCGCACGAAACGGAGCCTGAAAATCAGGCGCATCCGTGGGTCTGAAATCGACACGCAGAATTCTTCTATTGCTGGAAGCACCCTCTCGGCTTCGGCTTCAAGCTCTTTGATGCCGGCATCCAAATCTGCCAGGTCTGCGGCCAGATCACCAACCTTGTCACGAACACCGGGAGTATGGGGCATTCCTGACAGTGATGGGGATGCTGGCCCCATCTTCTGGCACATGTTCTCGTAGATTTCTTTGTCCTCATCAATCTGCTTGCGAAGCGTTAAGTATCTGGACAGCTCTTGCACCGTCATACCTGACCTCCAGTAATATGTGCGCGGCCTCCAATTTGTAGAGGTGCTACCTAATTATTTTAGCACATTTTACGGCAAAAATACAGGTCTTGCGGTCGGATTATTTACGAATGAACGGGCAATCCACACCCAGCCAGATAGGCGGCTGTCCATTGCCGATCACCGAGAACCACAGCCGCCCGGTCAGCAGGAGCTTGATGCGCTCCCATAATGTAAGATGCCAGCAGGAGATCACCTGTCCCTCTCCCCGGAAAGCTGGAAGCGCTTCGCACTTGTCTTCCATGCCCTCCGGCGGGTTATAGGTGATGTTCTGCTCACGGAATGGAATAGGAGTCATGCGCTTTCCTTTCTGGCGCGAATCGTCACGCCCTTGGGGGTGATCGTCACGACCGCATTCAGCGCCCGCGCCGCATCCACCATCGTGTCCATCCGAGGATTTCCGTAGAGTTCCCTGTAGCCCATCAGGTTCCGTGCAGTATGCGGGGACAGCCCTGACTTCCGGCTAAACTCGCTGAGGGTCATCCCCCGGAGCTTGCGAATCTCATTCAGTGTCATCATCGGCCCTCCTAAGCGCCACGCTTTCTTCTTTCAGCCAGTCCTTGATGCAGTGGAAGCAATGTTCTCTGCTCCGGCAACGGCTCGTCTGATTCCGCTGGACGAATTCACAGAGCAGCTGGGTGAAGTTTTCCCGGATGTCTGCATCCGACATCGAGCGGATAAAGTCACCGTTGGTCATTTCTGCGGTTCCTCCATCAGCTCCATCAGCCGTTCTTTGGCGCGGGTCAGCACATCGATTTGCCGCCGGGCTTTCTTCTGTGCTGCCGGCATGGCCGCTTTCAGCGCCGGGGAGATTGCATTGAACACAGCCCCCGCATACCCCGGCATATTGGCGGTGCGCTCTGCATCGGAGATCAGCTCCTGCAAATCAGTGAGGAGCTGGACATCTTTTTGAAAATTTGACATCAGGCATCCCCCTTTATACATTCTGAAAGCGGTTGAAGCACTGGACGTTGTTGCAGAAGCGCTCTGTCCCAATAATTTTCAGCGGCTTGCCGCAGTATGCGCAAAAGGTCGGACTCAGCTTCACGCTTATCGACCGCGGCGTTTCGGGTTCACTTTTCGTCCCACCATGCTGCATCAGGTTGATGCCGCACATGATGGAGCCGGGTTCAACTGCTTCCCAGCAGTACGCCCTCGCCTTGCATATAGAACAATCTCTCATATTGCCATCACCCCACTTAAATCAGGAATGCAGGGATGAGAAGAAACCAGAGGTATCTTCCATCCCTTGTCACATAAACAGAAATGGAGATTGCAACGCACACAGCAATCCACTTTATGACATCGGTAATCTGAATCCACTTCATTCCGAATCCCTCCTTTCCTCCACATAGCACCAGCTCTGCGGCGCTTCATACAGGGTGCAGCCATTGACTGCACAGGTGGGCGGCTCCATATAGTTGCCAGACGGTTGATAGTTCTCGCAGTCTGCATTGCCGCAAACACCAGTCCCGTTCATGCCACAGAAACCGTGGCGGGAAAAGTCCTCCAGCTTGAGCGGCTCCTCGTAGAGCTTCAGCTGAGAGATCTTCCAGCCGTATACCGGCTCACCCTGCGCATACTTTACGATTTCATCAAGGGTCAGGCAGCTTTCATACAATGCAGGGAAGCGCTTGATGCTGATGCCCTTGCCGATCGGCCTGAACACATCAAATCCGATGCAGACGAACTCACCGAAAACAAGGCCGCTCCCACGACCGCCATCCATGGTCTCATAGATATAAACCTTGAACGGCACTTCCAGCTTCGGGCAGGTCTTGCGGACCTCAACCGTCTTGCGCCCCCGCCGGATCAGGTCACACCACTTGGGCTTGATGCTGATAAGGACTGCTTTCATGTGCTAACCTCTTCTTCCAAATATTTTTTATCGTAAAACATTCCGTCCTCGGAAATGTCAAACTCCTCATGCTCCCAGTATGCGCCGCAAAAACTGCCGCATGATGCTGTCATCGAATTTATGGGACCGGCATCGGTGACGATGTACCGTTTGGACAGTTTCCCGTTCATCAGAACTTTGTAATCTCGTGATGTCTGATAATACTCGGAAACTATAATTTCCCCGCCGCACAAAGGGCATCGAGCACGGATTGCTTCTTTCACTTCCTGTCCACCTCCGCGCACGCCTTGCGGCACATCTCGCACTTTTTGTACGGTTCTTCGAGCCAGCAGTTGAATAACAGGCACTTAGGTTTTCTGTATTCCGGCGGTGCCTTATTTCCGTGTGTCTGGGTACGAAGTGCGTGGTACTTGCACACTTCTTCTCCCCAAAAGTCCCCACCGAAACTGCATTTTCCATATTCCGGTGACACTTCATGCGAAACTGTGATGGTTTTTTCTTTCATTGCTTTTCTTCCTCCGGCGGCTCCAGCAGCGGAACCCACAAGTGTCATTGCTTCCGCCCTCACTCATGGTACATACGCTTGTTGCGGTCCCACTTCATCGTGACCGGGTTGCCGCACTTGCAGGGCACCGTGATTTCGGGGTCTTCCAGATTGGTGCGGCCGTGGGCTTCAAAGTCACAGCAGGGGCAGGTGAACTCATACCGTTTCAGGTTGTCCAGCTGAATTTCCCCGCCGCAGCGGCAGGTCACGCTGGCGCTGGTTTCCCGCAGGAAGCGGCCAAATACGTCGCCGCATTTCGGGCAACGCAGGCGCAGGACACCGTAGGCCGTGCCCTTGTGGATTTCTTTCCGCTGGACACGCTTAGGCTCTGCCCCCGCAGGGAGGCTTGCCTTTGCCTTTTCCGGGATGTCGCCGCTCAGCGCGCAGGCGGCAGCATTGGCGCTGACCTCCTGCAATGCCCGGCTCAGGTCAGACTTGATGCTGTGGATCTCCGCCGCATCAGGTGCGGCCTTGAGTTCCTCGTGACGCAGGCAAAAAGTAATCAGGCTCAGCTTCACAGCGCTCTGCTCCAGACGCTCCAGTGCAGAAACAGGGATAGCCCCCATAGTTTTCTCATTCATCGTTTTCAGTCCTTTCTTCATTTTTCTTGCAGTCCTGAACGGCATTGCAAGGTTCATCACAGGCTTTGCAGCACTTATCACAGTTCGGGTGTGCCGCCTTGCAGTAGTCACAATCCGACCACTTCTTTTCATCAGAGCCGTACTCCCGGAAAATCTTGTGGGTGCCGTCCCTCAGCGCCTGCTCATCGTCGCTGATCTCATACCCCAGCGCCATCAGCATTTCATAGGTGGCATCCAGTGTCGGATTTTCACGATAAGCGTACACATATTTCTGGCTCTCAACATTCCAGTTCTTATCCCAGTAGCCGCAATAGCTACTGTCCATCGTAGAATAGGCAATCGCCAGCAACACCTTTTCCGGCATCGTGCCATAGACCCCATCCTCATCCAGAATCTTGTACCAGTCTTTGCCGGAGCTATCCACAAACTTCGGCGACAGCTCCACACCGAGGATGCTTCCAATCAGGTTCAGGTCTAAATCAAAATTATCGTCTGCGGCACAGGCCATGTAGCGGGCAATAACCGGGAATCCCTTTTTGCAGTCGGCAGGAGCCAGTTCAACCACGAATTCACGGCGGAGGTTAAACATAAGCTCCGTGATGTTGTGGAAACTTTCCCCAATCATACGATCTTCCTCGCGGGCAGCGTCCCGCTTTGCCTTTTCGGCATCCTCTGCGGCCACATCACGGGTCTTGTACAAATCAATCTGCCCACTACTCACCTTGTAGAAATACTGGACACGATCTGCATCTTCAGGCGCAACAACATCTTTTGTGATGTTCCACTTGCTGTACCCTGTAACATGCTCGTGGGTCTGATAAGTAACACTCGGATCCTCGACCGCAAATTTCTTGAGTTCTGCAATCCATTCAGCCTTACGGTGTTCCCACTTCTGATCTTCCAGAATTTCCTGCATCACCCGGCGGAAGTTCTGAGTGCCAAGCGCTTCCAGCGCCTTATTTTTGTCCTCGACATTCTCAATCTTATCCAGCTCTGCATAGTCCGAAAGAGTGGCGCCGCGAAGTTCTGCCCGGCGGAACGCATCCCGGTCAAGAGAAAGGAGCTTCACCCGGCGGCGGATGGTTGACTGGGAAAAGCCAGACTTGGATGCCACCTGCTCTACCGTATCGCCCAGATCCAGCATCAGCTGGAAGCCCTGCGCCTGCTCATAGGTAGTCAGGTCACTACGCTGCATGTTCTCAATCATCATGGTTTGCAGCTGTTCCCTTTCGTCCATTTCCACGACCACGCAGGGCACTTCAAACAATCCTGCCTGTTGTGCGGCCGCGGCCCGGCGATGCCCGATGATGATGGTGTAGTCATCGCTGGACCACACAGCCTTGGGTGTCCATGCTGCCGCTGCTGCTGCGGCATCCCCGCCCTCGTCAACGCACTTCGCAATGTACTCCCGGCTGTTGAGGTAGTGGCCGGGGATAACGGTCAGGTTCTGGAAGATGCCGTTCTCTTTGATGCTGGCGGCAAGTTCCGTCAAATCCCCCAGTTCCTTGCGGGGGTTGTCAGGGTGCGGATGCAGTCTCCTGCACGCAATGTTCGTGATCTCTGCCATGATTTATTTTCCTCCATGGTTTCAGAAAAATGTGAGCTGCCCGGTCTTGGTCTCACACAACGGCGGTGCAGCATCATCCTTTTTGTGTTCCGGCTCTGCTTGCTCGGTCTGGCGGCAGACAGGCTTCATCAGAAGTTCTATCTGCGCCCACTGGCGGCGCAGAAACCAAATGTCCGTAGAAAAGAACGGTGTGTACCAAATCCTGCTTTGCGGCCCCGCCGGGAGCAGCCCACGGCGATCATACGCGGTGCTTGGTTCTGTAATGGTGTTCCCGATGACTACATATCCAGCACAGCCTAAAAAACTGAGCTGGATGTAGCACATCAGTCCTGCAATCAGGTCAATATCCTGCGCCACAAAAAGCACCTTGTCGTGGTAGCAGATATTTTTTCTCCTGCACAGGTTGGCAAAAGCAATCAGCAGTGCGCCCGCACCGCAGGCCGGGTCCGAAACCGAAAAGAATCCGGCATTTTCTGCCGCTGGGTCGCTTCCCCCGGAGATTTCCACCATGCACCTACAAACGTCATACGGGGTGAAGAATTGCCCGGATGCATCGTTGCCCAGCTCACAGAGCATGTACAGTTCCCCTAAAAAATCTTGGTCGGGGTTCTGCTCCATTCCCATGATGACCTCGGCCAGCAATTCAGCAAATTTATTTTGCTCGGCATCGCTGTACTTGGAAATGATGGTCTGATAGGTTTTGGTGCGCTCTGGAGCATTCTGTTTGTCGGTGGCATTGGAAATCTCAATGGCGGTCACCATCACGAAGTCCTGCCAGACCTGCCACCGATTGAACCGGCCGCACAGACTGTTGAAGATTTTCAGGAATGCTTTTTGGTGGTCGTCCCGGATATTTCGCACTGCCGTTGCCTTTGCCATCGGTTATTCCTCCGTATCGTCCTCAGCGGAGTCCTCGGCCGGTTCATCGTCGGTGTCGTCCTGCGGGGTTTCCTGCTTGGTGTCCTGCTGGGAATCCCTCTGAGAATTGGAATCCGGCACATCAGGCACCGGCACGCCGAAATTGCGGAGTTTGCCGTTCTCCATCAGGTCACGGAAGAAGAACTGCTGCCAGAAAGAGATCATCTTCAGCAGGATGGTCTCAATCTTGGTGCGGAGAACCTTGTCAATGCTGAATGTGCCCTTGACCTTGGTCTTCAGCTCGCTGTTCTCAAAGTACCAGCACATGGAAGAGTCCTGACTGCAATAGCCGGTTTCCTCCACATTGCCCAGCATGTCCATCTGGGTAGCAATATCATTGATGGGGGTAATCACCAGCGTGATGGGATAGCGGTCCTTGAAGAAGCGGAACGTGAAGTTGTGCTCATCGCACAGGCCCTGCAGCTTTTTCTTCTGGGCCTCGTAGTTGGAAATTTCGCTCATGGTATGTACTCCTTTCAGCAATCAGATGAAATTTTGTAATCGTTGTTATGGTTTTCAATGGCAGTCAGGCCGACGGCGTATGCCGCCCAAATGTCCGCCTTGAAACCGTAGAAAAAATCCGGGTTCTTGCTGGTGCCTTTTCCGTTTTTCAAATCGTGGGTTGCGAAACGGTCAATCAGCGCCCGCCGGATGGCCGGGTCATTTGCCCGGCTGTCATGGCAGATGTGTCGCTTTTCTTCGATGCGACAGAGAAGCCGCGGCTTCTGCGCCATCTGGATGGACAGTGCTTCATAGAAACGCCCAATCCAGAGGACGGTATCAAACACTTCCCTGCCCACGGCCATGCCGTAGGAAGCCACCATTTCAATGACCGCCCACTGCCAGCCCTGTTCATTGGCGAAAACCAGCTTGTTGCGCAATTCTTCGTTATCGACCTTGCCGAACTCCAGCGGCCTCAATGTGTTGCAGTCGATAACGCAGTAGGCGCTCTGCCTGTTGCCCGGATCAATGGCAATAATCGGACATTTTTCACTCATAAATACGATCTCCCAAATTCCTGAATAAACCTGGCTTCCGGCCAGCCGTAGTGTTCCATAGCCTTTTTCTGCGCCCAGCGCTTCAGCCGGAGATCAGCATCACGGTTGTTGTGGATGGCGGTCGGGCCGTTCTGATGGCACCATGGGCAAAGCGTCACCCACAGGCCCAGACGCTTGCTCTTTGCCCGGTAGGCACTTCCGAAGTACACCTCATGCCGTGCTGTACCATACCGCCCGCAGATCAGGCAGACCGGCTTATCATGCAGGATGCTGGGCGCATAACCGTTGGAATCCAGCTTTTCGCCGTACTCATTCAGCGGCATCCGTCTCACCTCCCGTCACAATCCAGACCTTGTGAGAACCCCAGCCAGACCACGCAATCGCTTCCGCATGGGTGCCTACGGCCACATCTAAGGCATTTTCCTTGATGAGTGAGCCGGTATCCTGTACCACTCTCATCCCTACGCCCTCAATCAGAATGACCGTGCCATAGGGAAAGATGCTGGTGTCTGCGGCCACCGTCACGCCCGGCTGAACCTTTGCGCCGCTGGAAGTGATGCCCTGCCCCTCCCCGCAGATATGCGGGTATTCCTCGGAGCAGTAGGCTGTGCAGTGAAACTCCCCTGCGTATGTAAGGGCAATGCTCTGATCTGCGGCAATGGTGTCCGTGAGCTGCTCAACCTCGGTCTGCAACTGCTCAATGGTTTCCTTGCGCTCCACGGCCTTGTTCATCCAGTTTTCTTCCCGGCTGGCGTAAATGTCCCTCTCCATGGTGAGTTCATCCACCCGGCGGGCATAGACCGCGCTGGCAAGAGCGCTGCCGGTAAAAAGGCTGACTGCACAGGCCAACGACACGATAGAACGAAACTGCATTTCAACCTCCAATCTGAGCCTTTGCCCCGCTGGGCAGTGCCGGGGGCATCCGATCCGCATCCTTGGCAGCATCCACTGCCTTGACAAAACCGGGCTTGACGTACTGCAAGAGATCCGCATTGGAGCGGTCAAGGGCATCCACCAGCCCCGCCGGGGAACCAGCCCATTCCCGCACAGCGGCAGGCAAGGCACCGAAGATGCTCCTGTTCTCTGCCCGGAAGTCCTCTGCGGTCAGCTTCCCGGTGGCCGTCACAAGTCCGCCGTGGGTGGCATAGTACTGGTTCCGCTCAATCTTCCGGGCGGCAACGATGGCCTGCGTCCACAGGTCGTTTGCTGTAGGCTGACCGGCGCTCTGCAACTTGCGGATTTCTGCGCACCAGTCAACCAACAGCTGGTTCTGATACCGGCACACCGTCAGCGCTTTTGTCAAAGCCGCCGCGGCCACATCATCCGGGATGTCTTTGAGCGCGGCGGCGTAAATCTGCGACCGCGCCGTGCGCTCATCGGTAGAAAGCGGCCGGCCGAAGTAGTTTTCAATCAGTGCCAGCGCATTCTTCAAACATTCAACTGTCATCCTAAACCTCCGAAAATTGCATCATAATCATCCTTGGCGGAGGGCTTTTGCTGTTGACCCGCCGGGGGATTGCGCCGCTCATCACGGGACTGCACATCGCCAATGGTTTTCACGCCCTCATTTTTCCATGCTTTCAGGATGCCGTTGACGTAGTTCCACTTGCGAATCCCGGCCAGTGCAGCCTTTTTGATAGCCAGCAGGATGAGGTCATCCGTGAAGATTTCCCGCCAGCCCATCAGGGCATCACTCGCCGCCGGGGGGAAGCTGCCAATGTTGTCCTCGAAAGAGCGGATAATCTCAGACAGCCCAGCATCAACAGCCGTACTACCGTTATCTCTTACTCTTTCTCTGTTCTCTATCTCTTTATCTTTCTCTATCTCTTTCTCTGTAGGGACATTTTCCCCACCATCACTGGACACATTGTGTCCACTTGTGTGTCCAGTGTCGTGTCCCTCTTGTAGCTCCTTGTTCGCAGCATTACTACGAATTCTGCGATTTTTCGCCGCCCAGTCGGTTTCACTGCCAATCATGTTCTGATAATCAGAGATTGACAGTGTTCCGTCCGGGTTTTCAAAAATCAAGCCGATTTGTTTATAAACAGTCAGAGCCAGACGGACGGTTGACAGAGGGAACCATTTGCATTCCCTCTGAATCTTTTCGGCATCGTAGGGAATGAGCATTTCTCCGATTTTTGAAACCAAACAACCGTTTGTATTGATGGTCTTGAGACACAGCATTTGATAGAGAACAACATAGTTGGCACCGTCTGGCTGGCTCATAAGATAGTCAATTTCATCCGATGACATGAAACTATCTTTGAGCTTTATCCAGTAATACCGTTTACCAGTTGCCATCAATGAACCTCCTTAGAACGGCAGATCATCGGCATCGTCCAGAACCGAGAAATCATCGTCACTGCCCTGAGAAAAGCTCTGGCTGACCTGAACATTGCCGGGATGATCGGCCGCCCCCTGCCACTGCTGGCGCTGGCTCTGGGTGGCGAAGCCCATCTGCTGGGGCTGCGGCTGCTGATTCCGATAGGTGGCCGGTGGCGGGTTCGTCCCGCCATCATCCACGGTCCCCTGCTGGTTGTCCTGCTTCGGCCCCGCAAAATAGATGTTGTCCACCACGAACTCAATCGCCGTGCGGTTGTTTCCGTTCTTATCCTCATACTGCCGCGTCTGGCAGCGGGAATGAACCACAGCGGCGCTCCCCTTGCGGAAATACCTGCTGACGAACTCCGCCGTCTTGCCCCATGCGGTAAAGGTGAGCCAGTCCGTAGGACGGTGACCGTTGGCATCCACCATATCCCGGTCAACCGCCATGCGGAAACTTGCCACCTGCTTTCCCGTCTGGGTGGTCCGCAGCTCAGGATCAGCGGCAAACCGCCCCTGAAAATCACAGCTGTTCAGCATCGGTCAACCTCTCTGCTCCCTGCGCGTGCATCGCCGCCAAAGGTTCAACCATGCCCGGAATGACAGGGGCAGGAGCTTCAGCGTCCAATTCCACCGAATGCAACGCATCATGCATGTTCTGAACGAACTCGTGAAATGTGTACTTTTCCGTGGTAATCGTGCAGCTTTCCAACTTGTGATAGATGATTTTCAGCTCCGTGTTTGCTGCCAGCAATTCCTTGTACTCATCCACCGGAATTGCAATAACTTCCGGTCTTGCGCCATACGTATTCATAATTTTTCCTTTCCGGTCATTTTGACCATTCTTCTTTGTAACGAGCCAGCTGTTCCGGGGTATCCGTCTGGATGCCCAGTTCCTTGGCTTCTTCGATTGCGCCGTCCACAAGACGGGCAAATTCCTTTGAATCCATCTTTTGGCTTTCCTTGTAGACAAAATAGCAGGAGTAGTCTTTGCCGTTTTCCTGCCGGGTTTCATAGAGCCGGACATAGGGGTAAAAGTCGCTGGGATCTACGGTCGGCGGGAGTTTCAGGCCAACAGGCTTGCCGTCCTTATCGCGGGCCAGCGCTCCATACGAAACCACGAGCCGCCGCTTCACAGCATCCTCGCTCTCGCCGGTTTCTGCAGAAATCTTGTTGCACAGAACGTGGAAATACGCATTTGCCGACAGGCTGCGCTTTTCCCTGTGCTTTTTGATTTCCACATCCAGAACCGGCTCCTGATGGAGCTTGTCCCAGATTTCCCGGAAGTCACCGTTGATTTCCAGCGTGACCCGTTGTTTCCCGCCGAGGGTAAAAGCCATGTCTACCAGCCGCCCGGTCATGTGACATCCTCCTTGTCCTGATGGCAGTGCATATAGATATAGGCGCTGTTCGGCCCCATGTTGGCGTATAACCAGTCATTGATCTTGGCAAGGCTCATGTGGTTGTGCAGCACTCCCAGCTCGTAAATGTACTCACCGTTCAGCTTTTTCTCAGCAATTTTGGCTTGGATCTCTGCGTCATCGTAATTGGCTTCCACCATGTACAGGTCATAGTTTGGAGCCGTGATGCCGTTCAAATTGTTCATGTCTGTGCAGTAAAACAGCTTTCCTGACTGGAGCCAGACTTTCCACCCGCAGTTCGGAACATTGTGCTTGACCATATCGGGCCTGACATTACAGATGCCGTATCCGTACATGTGCCCCGGCTCCAGAACATCAATCTGCGAGACCGGCACCCCTGCATCCACCAGCGGCTTGCACAGCCATGCACAGCACGCAAAGCGGAGTGTGGGGCGTTTTTCCGCTAAAAGCCGGAGCGTTGTCGGCTGGAAGTGGTCACCATGAATGTGAGTGAGCAGAACCAACTTCAACGCCCGGTATACTTTCGACAGCGCCTTGAACGAAACGCCGCAGTCAATCAGGATTTTTTGGTCAATCACCACCGCATTGCCTTTACTGCCAGTTGCGATGATGTTGTAGTCGATCATAACGAGCTGAGGTCAACCACCGGCTCGGCGGTCGTGGGTTCGCTCTGAGCAATGTCCACATGGGGCAATGCCTTCCCATCGCCCACCTCAGGCTTCCCGGTATGCAGTTCCGGCTGTTCGGATGCGTCGGGCATCGGTTCCGGCTCAGTGACGATCTCGTTGTTGTCGGCCACCGTTGCCACGGCATTGTCGCTCTCCATGGCTTTCGTCATTTCGATGCTCATAACACCCCAGCGGGAAATAAGCTGTCGAAGCATGGTTTTCTTTGCCATGTCATCGAACGACTTATACCAAAAGGACGAATACTTCCACATCTCGCTCTCCGGGACTTTGCCCGCCATCAGGTCTTCGTAGTTCTTACGGCTGAAAGCCTTGGAATAGGTATCGGCATGGGTCATCATTTTCTCTTTCGACCAATACAACACCTTGCGGAAGCCGTTGAGGTACTCAAAGTAGGCCATATACCCGACCGTGGGCAACGCGTCACGCCGATCGTCATCCTCGACGAACTGGAATTTGGCTTTTCCGGTTTCCGGGTCTTTGCCGAGGTACTCGCCCTGCTTGATGACCATAACATCCAGATCCTTGTACTGGCCGCTGCGTAAGGCCAGCTGGATGTAGCCCTTATAGCCCAGAACAAACTGTGCCGTGACACTCTCCGGGCGGATCAGCCTGTTGTTGCGGTCATACTTGGCTTTCTGCTTGAAAGGCACGAGGTAGTACTGCCCCAGCTGAGGGGACGGGCTGAGGTTCAGGCTTTCACCCAGCAGGGCACCGGCCAGAATCGTGCCGGCATCGCATTCCTGCAGGGCGGGGTTGACGGCCACCGCCGAGGTAATGCTGGCCGTGAACCGGCGGGAGCGGGCCGGGTCGCGCAGAGTGTTGGAGATCAAGGACTGATAGTCCTTGGTGGTGATTGCCACGGAGAACTTGGGCTTCTGCTGTACCTGCATCTGATTATAAGTTGCCATATTCAATACCTTCCTTTTCCAGATAATGCTTCAAACCGATCAGCTGGGCTTTGGTGCCTTTCGCATAAAAGCGGGTCATCAGGATAGGCTCAGCCGCCGGGGTGGACTGAAGTTCAGGCTGGGGTTCCGGCTGAGTGCCGGCTTCCGGCAGTTCGGACGGCTCCTGTACCGGGGCGGGCAATTCAACCGCCGAAGCCGCCACAACAGCGGCGCGGGCTTTTTCGGCAGCGGCTTCCCGTTCGGCCTGCCGGGCGCGGCGCTCTTCTTCCCGCCGACGCTGTTCCTCCAGCGCCTTGTGCCGGTCACCCACAGTCTTGATGGCGTTGGGCAAATCCAAATTGCTGCGGTACTCCACCATGATCTCGGCGGCGCTGTCCATGCCCTCAATTGCGGCCACGTCGGCCACAATGCCGTCCACGAATGCCTTTGCCTGCTTTTTCAAAGAGGTCAGGCTGTCGCTCATGTTGACTTTCGGGCGGTAGGTCAGATTATCCAGCCAATCAATGTCGGCGGCTTCCACCAGTTCGCCGTAGTAGTCCATGAGCGCTTCCGTCTTCTGAGCCACAATGCCAGAGGTCACATCCGCGATTTTCTGCTTCAGTTCGGCATCTGCCTGCTGGAACGGTGCCGTCACGCACTCCCGGTAGACCTGCTCAAAGGCATTGTAGGGTTCAAGGATTTTGCTCTTGATGGCCGTGCGCTGGGCTTCGTACTCCTTGAATTCCTTGGTAAGCTGGGCGCGGGCATCTTTGACGCTCTTATAGGTTTCTTCGGTGCAGATCAGCGAGGTGGCTTCGGCGGTGCGCCGCTCAATGTCGGCCTTTACGCTGTGAAGCCGCTCGACAATGATAGGCAACTGCTGAAGTTCAATGACCTGCAATGCGGTATCCTGTGCCATATCGCACTCTCCTTTCAATTTTTGAATACTTCATAATGGCCGGTGGTCTTGTTCATCAGAACCCAGCCGCCGGCATCCGGGCTGTCCTGAATGAAAAGGTACTGCCGGGAATCCCAGCCATGTGCAGAAAGGGCTTCTTTCTGCTTGCGGGTCAGCCTTTTGGGCCGGGCATTCATGTGTCTGCCACTCATACGATGCTCACCTCCTCATTCCAGCGCTTCAGCAACGAGGGCTGCATGGTGATGATCTTGTAGCCGGTGGCTTCCAGCTCAGTGCTGCGGTCGTAGCTCTGCACGTCCTGCGCGTGCCGTGTGACAGCGTTTGCCAGACCATAGAGGGAAAGGTCACCGCCCGCGATAAGATGTCCCAGAATGCCCTCGCTCTCGTTCTGGCGGATGTTGAACTCCTTGGCCGCAAGCTCAACCACCTTGGGAGCCGCCGCCGGGAGAATGGGTGCTTCCTTGGCATCCCGGAGTTTCTGCACCAGCGCATTGAACCGGGCTTCATCGACCGCCGCCCGGACGGTGTCCTCAATCTTCATCAGGAATGCCCGGTCGTCGGCTTCGATGGTCTCATCCCGGAAAATCCCGAAATCGCCATCCACGCTTTCATTGATGCGGCCAACATGGCGCTTGCCAACACCCACATCCGCCACCATGCCATTGGTACAGACAAGACGGTAAATCAGAGGCTTCACGGAAACGCTGCCCATGCCGACCTCAGAATTGGAAATCAGGATGCCGGCCTGAACGATGTCCCCCGGCACTACTTCGGTCTGGATGCGCTCATTGACAACCTTGATGTACATGCGGGTATCGGTCAGTTCACAACTTTCAATGCGGGCTCCCTGCATTTCAGAGATAATCGGCAGGACCGTCTGTGCAACCTCGTAGTTGTCGATACGGCGGTAGCGGTCGGAGAGGATGGCGCGGGCGGTACCATCAAGGGTGCGAACCATGCGGCGGGTGTCCGGGGACTGCTGGAACCAGCCATTGACGTTTGCCATCAGCAAGCCGGGGTTCTCTGCCCGCATCCGCTCGTAGTAGGGAGCCGGGATCTTCAACTGCAATCCCAGCTGACGGTGGGCATTTTCGTTCAGCTGGAACGGGGTGTTGCCGATCACGAGGTCAAAGTTCTCGTTGACGGCGGTCATCTGCATAGCACCCGCTGTGGCAACGTAGTCCTTTTTGACCTTGGCCTGCCGGTCAAGCTCAATCGCAAGCTCCTGCAAACTTCTTCCGTACTTCATTGAAATCTCCTTTTCTTTCAGAAAAACAACCGGGACAAGCCCGAAATCACATAAACTTGCGGATCAGGTCACCTACCGCGGTATCACGGAGAACACGGCCGAGCCATGCTCCAAAAACATCGAACACGCCCTTGCTATCCAACCAGATCAGCAGCGCCGCCCCAAAAGCGGTCAGCCAGAACTGGAACAACGGGACACGAGCCGCCGCCTGATCGGGGGTGAGGTGGTACATGAACATCAGCAATTCCTGCATCTTTACTCCTCCCCGCCGCAATAGATCTTCTCGGCCTGTTCAACGCTGGTGTCATCGAATGCCCAGTGCAGTTCATGCAGCACCTTTTCGATGGTCTTTTCGTCAAGCCCGGCTCTCTGCATAGCCAGCAGGCAGTATCCGGTACAGGCCGCGTTGCTCCATGCGCCATTCAGCGCAAGTGCTTCAAACAAAGAAATCTGTTCCTCATGGGTCATAGCTACAAACTTTCTCTTGTACTTGATTTCCAGCCGGAAATAAGTTACACTAAAAAACGATGATGCAGCCTTTCCTTGAAGCGGTTCGGCGCATCGCACCTTTCGGCATCGTCCTGCTGCAACGGGACGGTGCCTTTTTATTTGTCAAATCGGACCCGGATTGCCATGCGAAACGGCCTTATGCTTTTCCGAAGTCCTTTTTGTGCTCATTCCTGTGTGTGTAGATTCGTAAGCCTGCACTCCTGCCCACGGCACAAGCCGCGTTCTCTCGCCGACACTAACGAGTTCTCCAAACTCTCCGGCAGCCATCTTGCTGCGAATCGTGGCGCATGATACCCCGTACCGCTCTGCAAGCTCTTTTGCAGTGTACAGTTCTTTGTGTCCTGCGCTCAGGCGCTCAGTTAATTTATCAGCCAGAATGTCAAGCAGTCTATCAACCATTTCGTCCACCAAATTCACCTCCCCCACTTGTTGATGTGGCATCTTCAAAATCAAATCGTCCGCCGGGAGCGCTCAAACGCTTTGATGTCTTCAGCGCTGACCCTGTACTCCTTTCCGATTTTGATTGCACCGAGCTTCTTCTTACGAATCCACTCCCATACGGTAATGATCTGAACACCGTACCGTTCTGCTACATCCTTGCAGGTATACAGTTCCCCCATGAACGTCCTCCTTTCTTTGTATAGATTTATAGTTGTGTTTTGTTTGGTTTTGTGATATGATAATAGTGCAAATCAAACAAATCACAAAACCACCTGTCCATATCACACAAAGCAGTTTTGTTTGTTGTGTGTTTTGTGTGGTATGGCTATACTATACCACGCATTTTGTTTGGTGTCAACGGCACTTTGCGTGTTTTGTGTGGTTTTGTCTTTTATGCACAAAATCAGGCGGTGTAGTATGGATATATTGTTAGAAAGAATCATTGAGTGCATCGGGCCGCGGCACGGTGCTAAGAAAGAACTTGCGGAGCATCTTGGGATTCACCCCAACGTCATCACAAACTGGCTGAATGGGCGTAACAAATCCTATCGGCGCTATGTGAATGAAATTGCTGCTTTTTACGGTGTTTCCGTTGATTACCTCTTAGGGAATGCCGATTCAAAAGAAAAACAGCCTGACTCTCAAAATGAGAATCAGGCTGTCAATGATGAACTGATTGCCTTTTATGGGGATGTAAAGGATGATCTTACCCCCGATGATATTGACGATCTTATGGTCGCTATGCGCGCAAAGGCCGAGCGGAACAAGAAAAAGAAATCAGGTGTGTAATGCATGAACACAGCCGTTTGCTGTATGTATGATGATCTGGAAGCTTTGAACGTAGACGTTGTGGATGTTAAACTCAAAAACAATTTCGCAATCGCGTTCTTTGACAATTTCCTTGTCATTGATCGCAGCAAATGCAAGACCGCCGCACAGGAACGCACTGTGCTGGCGCATGAAGCAGGGCATTACATGAGCGGTGCTTTTTACCGCGCTTATAGTCCATTTGAAGTCAAAGAACAGGCAGAGCATCGGGCATTTGCCGCATCTGTCGAAAAGTATCTCCCTGTCAACGAAATCCTGAATTGCTACAAGATGGGCATGACAGAAAATTGGGAGATTGCCGAATATTTCAACCTTGAAGAAGAATTTGTTGAAAAAGCAGTACATTATTGGACTGATTGCAAAGGCATAGATTTTAATTGTTTATAAAACGAAAAAACGCCCCCGGTGCTACCAACACCGAGAGCGTTCAAATAGATTGGCTTACTCAAAAAGAGCAGTCACAACCGACACTGTGATTATACCTCTTTTGGGTAGGCTTGTCAAAGTGTACCCAAAGGAGGTTATTTTATTATGGCAAGACTCAAAAAAAGAAAAGATGGCCGCTATCAACGCAAGGTGACATTGTCCAACGGAAAACAGAAATTTGTATACGGCAAAACGATTGCTGAAGTCAATGCCGCTGCAAATGCACTAATGAACCAAGATACCGCCGGGCTTGAAGTTGGAGATCACACATTGGTGGGCGAGTGGGCAAAAATTTGGTTGAAAAACTATAAATCCGATTTACGGGCCGCTACCATCAAAATGTACCGGGATAGCTATAATCTCCACATCATGGAACAGATCGGATACATGGAACTCCGAAACGTAAAACCAGTTCACATCCGACAGGTTATGGCCAGCGTTGCATCCAGATCGGAAAGCCTGCAACGTAAAGTTCTTCTGACTATGCGCCAGCTTTTTGAGGAAGCACGTTTGAATCATCTGATTATTGATAATCCTACTGAGGGTATCAAAATCACCCCTCACGCTAAAGCGGAAAAGAAAAAGGCTCTGCTTCCCGATGAGGTCGATATTCTGATGAGTGTAGTCGTAGAACCACGCGCCCGCGTATTCTGCGCCCTCTGTCTGTACTGCGGGCTTCGCAAGGAAGAAGCGCTTGGGTTGCAATGGTCGGACATTCAAAGCAACTCTCTGACCGTCCGGCGTGCTATGACCTTTCTGAACAATCAGCAAGATCCCGTAGATGATCTCAAAACAAAAGCTGCGCACAGGGTCGTTCCTATCCCGGACAAGCTCAGAGCCATCTTGCTTGATACACCACACTTGAGCCGATATATTGTCCCTGCCTCCAATGGCGGGGATATGACCCGCTCCGCATTCACCCGGTTGTGGAACTCTCACGTTGCGGCCCTTGTGCCGTTCTCCCTGCATCCCCACATGCTGCGGCACACCTACGCAACGACACTTTATCGTGCAGGGGTAGACTTACGAACAGCACAAAAACTAATGGGACACAGCAGCATTCAGGTCACCGCCGATATTTATACTCATCTGGAACAAGAAGATTCGCTCCATGTCGCCGATAAATTGAACGAGTATCTTTCCGGCAAATCGGAAAACTCCGCAAAAAGTAGTCAAAAGGTAGTCAAGCTCGCCATCTGACACAAAAAAAGAAGCCACACAGCACGTTTTTCAACGCTACTGTGTGGCTTTTCTGGTGCACCTCCAGGGACTCGAACCCTGGGCCCACTGATTAAGAGTCAGGTGCTCTACTTTCTGAGCTATCGGCGGGTATTACCACATTTTCATCTGGACTGCATCAGGCTCAACCGCTTTCTGCGGTTCAGGCTGTTTCGCCCACTTGTTTGGTGACGGGTCGGGCAGCTCCTCGATCATTTCTCCTGTTCTTTGGAGCCACCATTCTGCGAACACCAGTCTATGACACCACTCTCCGGGCTTTCGGACATCTTCGTAGCAACAAAGCACCACGGGCTTGCCCATGTCCTCATAATGCTGGAGAATCTGAGCAATCCGCGCCGTCCCTACTCTGTCCATGTGCTGGAAGTAGGGCGGCGTGAACCGCTCCCGGTTGTATTCGTTGAACAGATAACCCGGCGGCGCGATCTCCATGATGTTGCCTGCAAGCGTATACCGAAGTGGGAACTTAGGCGCTCCCCGCGTTATCCCAACGACTGTGTAGTTCCCGGTCTTGAGTTCCGGGTTACTGTACCGGCTGGTGTAAATCATGTGCCTCGCTCCTTCCGTACAAGCCCACCAGAATCTTCACACCCTCAGCTATCTTCTCATCGAGATCATAGCCGAGCTGCTTGTAGAATCTGCCGTGGACCATGCACTCATACGCTCTTGTCATCGTGGAGGACTGCTCCTTCGTGATGCCGAGCCTGAAGTCCTTTGCAATCCGCAAAGCCCCTTTGAAGTCGCCGTCTGCAACCAGACGTCTGACTTTATCGGATTTTCGTTCCATCTGTCGTACCTCCTGACCTTTTCGGTAAGATTTTGGGCCTATCTTCATTCTAACCCTTTACCCGCCGGAGTCAATCGGTTTTGCATTCGGAGCGAAAAATTTTGGCTTTACAGCTTGATACGAGGCCGGATGTGCCACTCGCGGTTTTTCCGGGGTGACACATCGGTTCACGCTTCGTATCTTACCACAGTGGTAATTGCACTGCAATAGCAACTTTTTTGCAACTTTGCCAAAATTTTAGTCCAACCATCCAAAAATCAGGGCGCTCAACTTGGAAATACCCGCCTTCTGGTCGCGGAACACGGTTGACAAATCGACGTGTTCTTCATCGGCGATCTGCTGCTGAGTCTTGGGTTCAGGGGCAATGTAGAGGTCGTAAATCGTCCGATACCGACGCATTTCCTCCGCACGCTTGGAATGCTCACAGCGGAACTTGTAGTATTCCAGCATACGGTCGATGTGTTGCACGATGATGCGGGTGTGGGCGGCACTCTCCTGAATGCTCCTCACCACCGGGACCCTCACCCTGCCGTCGCTCTGACTCATCAGCTCCTCCATCAACTCCTCGAAGTCATCATCCTCGGAGAGCTGGCTGGCTTCATACACGGCACTCTTGCTATGCTCTACAAAGCAGTGGTAGTTCTGAAGCAGCAGCTTGGTATTATGCAGGCGCTTGTCCTTGACGGCCTTTCGGTTCCGCTCCGCTTCGTGCTGGAACTTTTCAATGGCTGTTTCCGATGCCACCCGTACGATCTCCTGCATCATTTCCGGGGGAATTGTGACGTTCATGTCTTCCTGTGCCATATCAAAACCTCCCATAACGGGCTATGCCGCCCCTCCCCCTCCGGGGAGAAACGGCTTGCCCTTACTCTTACGCTTCTGCTATTCCGGTGAGCTTATTCCCGACAGTACGCTTTCCACAGCTGCTCATCCATGTCGGTCTTCTCCCACGGGGGAATGATTCCAGTTACACAGCCGAAATGGCCGTAGGCGGATGTCTGCTCGTAGATGGGACGGCGCAGGTCAAAATGCTCGATGATCTGGTTGGGAGTCAGACCGAAGCACTGTCGTACGGCCTTGACCAGCTTTTCCTCATCTGCTCCGCCAAACGTATCGATGCGGACGGACACGGGTTCGGCCACACCGATGGCATAGGCAAGCTGTACCTGACACCGGCTACAGATTCCGGCATCCACGATGTTCTTGGCAATGTACCGGGCCATGTACGCTGCACTGCGGTCAACCTTTGTGGGGTCTTTGCCAGAGAATGCCCCGCCGCCGTGGGGAGCATAACCGCCATAGGTGTCCACGATGATCTTCCGCCCGGTCAAGCCGGTGTCTGCCGCAGGGCCACCCTGCACAAAACGCCCGGTAGGATTGATGTACAGGTTGTAGGTATCAATGTCAAGGTCACCACCATAGACACCGGCAAAGTGCTTGGCATACTTCAGGATCGGGGTGATGACGTTCTCCGTCAGAGACTCCAGAAGCTGTTCTTCTGTTGCATTTTCGTAGTGCTGGGTGGAAATGACGATGGTGTCAATGCGTGAGGGCATCCCATCCTCCCCATATTCCACCGTTACCTGCGTTTTGCCATCGGGGAGGATAAAGGGGATGGTCCCGTCTTTGCGCCTCTGGGTGAGCCTGTAGGCCATCTGGTGCGCAAGCATGATGGGCAGCGGCATAAGCTGTTCGGTCTCACTGCACGCATAGCCGAACATCATGCCCTGATCTCCTGCTCCTCCTACATCGTCACCTGTACCCATCGCAATATCGGGGGACTGCTTATGGACTGCCACTTCGATCTTGCAGGTATTGGCATTAAAGCCAGATGCCCCGCCGGTGTAACCGATGTCGCGCAGGACCCGCCGGGCAATGCCCACAATATTCACATCGACCTTGCTCGTGATCTCGCCTGCGATGAACACCGTGTCGGTGGTGCAGCAGGTCTCACAGGCCACCCGGCCGTTCGGGTCAACAGCCAGCACTGCATCCAGCACCGCATCAGAGATACGGTCGCACACCTTGTCGGGATGGCCCTCGGTCACAGACTCAGACGTAAACAGCTTTCTCATACCTTTTCCTCCTCAGCATTCTTCTTGTCTTCCTGCTCGTGGTGACATACAGCAGCAGCCTGCAAGAGTCTCATCAACTCATCAAGACGGACGCTCACCATAACGGGCTTTTCCCCGTGGACAGAGAACGAGACCGTTCCCCGCGTATAGCTGGCAAGCATATTGCATTCTGCCGTACCCATGCTTTCGATGCCAGCCGGTTTGCCATCGACCGCCGCAAAGGCGGTCATGGCTGCGTTCACCGTCATCTGCACCCCGTCAGGGATGCCGGACACCTGTGCAGGGACCTTTACGACGTGGCCCATAAGGGGATTCTTATTTTCTTCCATGTGTTCTCCTTTCTCAGAACGGGATGTCATCATCATCGGGCAGCGGACGGAAATCATCGTTCGTGGGTTCCGGCGCTGCCTGCGGGGTGGAGCCGCTATCTTTCTTGGACTCGCCGAAGAAGACCTGATTGCAGCGAACCTCCGTCCGCTTACGCTTCACCCCGTTTTTTTCGTAGGTGCGTGTGGTAAGAACACCGCTTGCCTCGATACGCTTTCCCTGCTTGAAATACCGGGCGACAAACTCAGCTTTCTTTTCCCACGCCACGCAGTCGATAAAGTCCGTCTGGTCCTTAACGCCGGGCCGGTCAACCGCAACCGTGAACTCCACCACAGGCTTTCCGTTGGGAGTGGTGCGCAGTTCGGGGTCGCGTGTCAAGCGGCCGCTGATGGCAATAATGTTCATAGGGTAGCTCCTTTCATCATCGTAGTAGTCGAGTTCCAGATAGTTCTTCCCGAATGCCGCCCGGAAGTCTGCGACGCTGGCTTTGTGGGCCATCATGTACTTGATCTGCCAGAACTGCTTCAGGGCATCGGAGGTTTCCCTGCACTGGTGCGCCGCATACCGACCGTTCCGATGGCAGCTCTCGCCGCACAGGCCCACCTTCAGGCCATACTTTTCGGACTTATCCCGAAACGGCCCCGGGTAGACGTGGTGCTCCTCCAGCCAACCGGTCTTTCCGCACAGAAAACAGGTCCCGTACCTCATTCGGCATCACCCTTCCGGACGTTGGGGTTCTCCACCTCCAGCAGGATGCCGCCGCATTCCAGACACTCTACCACGATCTTTTCCGGCTCCTCATGGTCGCCGGCCTGAACCGTGCCGAAGCCGTTGCAGGCGATTTCCTCTGCCAGATGAGGCTCCAGAATGCTGTCATCCACATGGCGGGGGTCTTCTGCGAGGTAGGCAGAGCCAAGGGCGATGATGCCGTCTGCGGTCTCCGCATAGCAGTGGCCTGCGCTCCGGCTCACCGTCATCCGCTCGCCTACAAGGACTTTGAGGATGCCCCACTGGTCCTTGATGCCGCACTTATCGGGGTTGCGCAGGATGTAGCCCTTGTCATCGCTGATGACCGTGTAGTCAACATCCACGATGCCTTCCGGGAGCTGGGGCGGTTCCTGTTCCACAGGGGGCGCAGCATTCTGGCGGCTCTGGGCCGTGTCGAAAAGCGAGGTCTGCCCATCGTCGATGTCCTTCATCACATACTCCATCAGCTCCTCATCCCACACCAGCTTGCGGTTGCCGGAGAGGTTGCCGGTCGTTTTGTCCTTGACCTTGATTTCGGTGCTGATCTCGTGGCTGAAGCTGGGCTTCATCACCTGTACGGTGTCCCCCTCCCGCGTTGCATCGAAGTTCCGTTCCGGAGCCGGAGTCAGTGCCACGCTGATTTTGCAGTTGATGGAGGCGCTGTCGCTCTGGAGCTTGTCCATCTTCTGAAGCAAGCGCTGGAGGGCGCTGTCGAAGTCCATCTTGAAGGCGTTGAAGGTGTCCGCGCTCAGGGACGGCACATACGTTTTGTCACTCATGGTCATTCTCCTTTTCTAGTTTAATCTGTTCCATCTTGTTTCTGTATTTTTCAATATCACGGTCAAGCACCGGCTTTACAAGGATAAAGCATCTTTTAGCCGGAATGCACAAATCTTGTGGTTCTTCGTCCAAAATAGCATATTTATTAACCGCATCATAAAAAGCAAGTCTCGCTTTCGGCCGTAATGTTTGTGCAATTTCGTAATACATTCTTCGGTAAATAAATGTTCTCATGTGCTTTTCCTTTTTAGCCAGTCTGTTGCATATCTGAGATTTCAACGATAACACGCGGGGTGTCGGAGTAGAACTTCCGAACCAGCGCGTCTACGATCTGGGCATCATCGCGGTAGGCAATGCCGTTCAGGGCATCGCAAATGATTTTGCCCACATTATCCCAATCGGGCTTTCGTGTCGGGCGTATTAGGCGGTCGATCATGGCAAGGCGCTTTTTCCTGCTGGCCGATTTCGGAACGGAGAGGAACGCAAAAATTCTCACGCTCAACATGGCGTCATCAGCAAACCGAACCCCGGATTGGATTCTGTACTCGGTCTTTACGAGGTTTTCGTACAGAACCGTGTTCTCCGGGGTTCTGGCTGTCACATGACCGCATACGGTCGAGAATTTCGGGCGTTCCTTACCTCATGGCTCCCCGTAGATGCAGAACTGCGTCCTCATTCCCCTGCCGCCTGCTTCGGCTTGTCGTTCGGAGCGTACTCCAGATAGTATTCGTAGCTTTTCTTGCCCGGCCGGAGCTGCTTGCCCTGCCGGACGGTGTAGTCGTTCTTTACGAGGATGGCAGCTACCGTCAGCCGGTCCTCAACGCTTGCGATGATAACTTTATCCATCGTTGCCCTCCAAAAAGTTCTTCATCTCGTCAAATCTGCGGGCCGCTTCCGCCTTTCTCCACGACCGACCTGTGAACTGCATCGGGTAGCACATTTCAAAGATACGGTCATAGATGCGGGTGTAGCGGATGTCCGCAGATTCTTTCATTTCGGTCATGCTCAGGTTCGTGGTGAGGATGATGGGGAGTTTGGCTCTGTACCGGCTGTCCACAATGTCGTAGACCTTTTCCAGCGCAAAGTCTGTACTGCGTTCAGCGCCGAGATCATCAATGATGAGCAGCTTTGCCCTGTTCAGCCGGGCAATCAGGGTGCTGTCATCCTCACTGAAGCCCTGCATGGTTTCCAGCAGCTTCACAAACGAGGTCATCACCACCGGGACTCGCAGGCTCAGGAGATGGTTTGCAATGCAGGCCGCTGCGAATGTCTTCCCGGTCCCGACCCCGCCGTAGAACAAAAGCCCCTGATTCTTTGCCAGCATTTCATCGAAGTGCTTCGCATACCGCAGGCAGAGCTTCAGGTTGTAGGCGTTATCCTTAGTCTGCTGGAATCCGTCAAAGCTAATGTCCCGCAGGCGTTCGTCCATGAGGCTTTGCCGCTGAAGCGTTTGTGCTGCCCGCATTTCCCGGTCCTGCATGAGCATCTGCTCTTCCTGCTTCCGCCGTTCTGCCCGGCAGCGGCAGGATACCGGCATCTTGACCCGGACTTTCTTCTTAGGGTCGAACGGAACGGCTTTCAGGTCGGGCATATTGACCTCTACCTGCCGACGGGTATGGCAGTTCCCGCAGACGAGGAACCCTTCATCGTCGTAGTAATCACCGTTCTCCGGCTGATTTGCCGCCTGCGCCTGACGAACAGCACCTTGCAGCAGGCCGTCAAATTCACCCATTCTGCTCACCCCACTCTCTGAACGGATTATCCTTAGCCGGTGCTGCCTCGCTAACGCTTTGCTGAAGCAGGCCCGGTTTCTTTTCTTTGACCCGGTCTACGACCCAGCAGAGGATGGCGCGGTAGTCGTCCTTGTAGGTCTTTCCCCGTGCGCCCTTGTAGTTGTCAAGCTCCACAATGCAGGCATCCGCAAAGGCTTTGCCGTACAGTTTCACGAGCCTGTCGTAGTTTGCTTCGCTCATCTTCACGAACTCCGCATAGGATTTTTTATCGGGTTTCGGCTTTGCAGGCGGCTTGACTTCTGATTTCACAGGAGGTTCCGGCTCCGGGGTCTTCGGCGCAGGCTTTGCGGTCTCACGCTCCATCTGGCGGGCTTTCCGCTTTCGTTCAGCATCCAGCCTGCGGTTTTTCTGGAGCTTATACCACTGCTCCTGCCATGTGTCCCAGTCGTGGATGTAAAAGCCGTCGGCCGCCACATCAATCCAGCCGGTGTCCACAAGGGCCTGAACCACTTTGCCCATGTCGAGCTGGCAGTCCTCGCCGCAGCCGTACAGGTATCGGCTCAGGACTTCGAGGTCTGCATCCTTGACCAGCCCGGTCTCATCGGCGTTCTTCATGCCCCAGAACCACAGGAAGTTCAGGATGCCGAGGGCTTCAAACTTGGAACACCCGATGGCACGGTATAATCTACGGAGCTTCGTACCGTCCACCTCCTGATGTACGCTTATCCACGGCATCCCCTCACCTTCCTTTTCCGCCGGTGGCTTTATTCTTCGGCTGCACCGTCATTTTTGGTGGCTTCCTCAGCTTCCAGCTCCGCCTTGTGGGCCGTGCAGATCTCGACCAGCCGCTCGACCACCTTGTTGTAGGTGGACATCTTCATGCCGGTCGTAGAGGTCAGCCCCATCTCCTCGATGATGGACTTGACCACGGCGTTGCCTTTGTCCTTGCCGAAGTTTGCCTGCGCCGCCTTGAAAAGCTGCTGGCGCTGCTCCTGCGAGATGACCGGGTCTTCTTCCTCGGCCGGCTGTTCTTCCGGCTTCGGGTCATCCAACTCCCTGTATTCCGCCGGGATAGCGCCGGATGCGATCATCTCATCCTCGGAGTACATGCCCTCATAGTCCTTCGGGAAGGCATCTCTCACGCACTGGCTGACAGCGACCTTGTTGATCATGGTGCCAGGCTTGGATTTCCAGTTTGCCTGCCCATTGTTGTACTCGGCAAAGGCAACTTCCTTGAATGCAGTGCGTTCCTTGCCGTTCCGCATGAAGGTAACGCGGCACCAGCCGCCAACCAGAGTTTCACCCGGATAGAGGCAGCATCCCTCTTTCTGGATAATCTCGTTCCCACGCTGTACCGTGATGCCGTCGTTCTTGAACAGGTAGTCCGGGTGGTCAAATGCTCTGCGGAGGTAGGCATCCTTGCCAACGACCATCTGCGCCGGGTCATCTTTGCTGTACTTGATGAGGTAGACCTCGCCCTGAACCAGCGGGTTGAGCTTCTGCTGGCGGCATGTGTTCATAAAGAACACGAGTTCCTGATTGCTTACCAGTTCTGCCTTGCCGCGAACGAGGTACTTCTTCACGAAATCCAAATCCAGCTCAACGTGCGTGCCAAGAACATCGTAGCTGACAACGAGAGCGTTGCTCTCAGCTTTGCTCATAGCAGTAGACATATTCTTTTACCCCCTGAAGCTCATTTTTGCGACCTGACGGTAGGTGATGCCGGGAATTTCGATCTGGCCCTTCGAGGCACGGATGAGGCGCATAACAGCGGCCTGATCGACCGGGCGGAGCTCAATGCCCGCCACCGCCAGCGGGACCGCCTTGGGGTCGATCTCGACGATTTCCCAGTCTTTCGAGGTGCTGACGCCGGAGACCTTCGGGGTGACCGTGGCGGGTACTACCGCATAGCTTGCAGCATCATCCATGATGGCTGCTTCCTCAAAGGCGGCCTCCGCTCCATCTGCATCACCGGCGGCTTAGCCGCTTCCTGAATCTTGCGCTCCCGTTCAGCTTCCGCTGCCCGTCGAGCAGCTTCTTCAGCTTCCCGGCGCTTACGTTCCTGCTCTGCAATGTAGGCGCTCATCACCTGCTTGACCGTCTTCTCGGCGTTGCGCAGCGGGGTCAGCATGGCCTTTTCCCGGTCGCAAACCGCTTTGTGGGCCTGATAGGCGCTGTCTTTCATGGGCTTGAAGAACGTCGTGACCTGCGACGCCTTTTTCTTCAGCATCTTGCCGAACTCACCGGCAAAGGCGTAATCTTCATCGGTCTGGATAACCAGCGACTCCGCCTGAAACTCGATGTCGGTCACATCGCGGGAGAGCTGCTGCTCATCAACGATTTCGGCCTGCGGAACGGTTGCCACCATAGTTTCTTTTTCCATCTGTCGAACCTCCCAAAAATCACTCGTTCATGTAGTTCTTAATCGTCATCAAGGACGAGAACACCGACCAGCACTTCCCGCTCCGGGGAAAGCGCACTTCCTGATAGCCCTTCTTGGACAGGTGGAGAATCAGCCGGTCATCGACCTTGATGTCGTGGCTCTCCCATGCTCTGTCATAGGCTTCAAGCTGCACAGCGCAGAGCTTGCTGTTCACCTGCGCCGATGTCTTGTAGTCCACCAGCGTCACCCTGCCGTCGATGATGCACAGCAGATCGACCGTGCCTGCATACCGCAGGATTTTGTGGTAGACCTTGGTTTCGGTCGCCAGAACTTCCGGCTTGCGGCTATCCCACCACTCCCGGAAGCTGGCAAAATACCCGGCATACACCGGCGGAATGTCCTCAATGCCGAACTTGGCGTAGTTCTCCACCGCATTGTGGATGGCCGTGCCGCGCTTTGCGGCCTTGTTCAGAATCTCCGGGTCCACCGTGCTGTAGAAGTCACTGGACAGCGGCCTCATCAGGGTGGTCACGCTGGGTACTTCCAGCCCGTTCAGGTAGTAGAGATGCCGTTCTTCCTCAAATGTCAGTTCCGGGAACTGCGGAATTTCGGGCTTCACGCATTCGTTGCTCACGTTGCTTTTCTCCCTTCAGGTTGATTGCCAACCGCATATAGTAGTCGGTCAGCTCGGTTTCGTACAGAAGCGGAAGGTAGCTCTCCGGCTGCTCTGCCAGCTCACATTTGCGCCGGGCATACCAGAGAACGCTGGTGGCTACCACATCCGGGATTTTGAATCCCAGCGATGTTTCCGCCGCCTGCCGTGCTTCTGCCAGCTTATCGGCACTCATGCCTTTTCCGCGAGTCTGCGGTGGATTTCCTGAAGCAGATTATCGGTTGGAATCTTGCTCAAGTCCAGACCGGCCTCAGAGTCCTCAAAGAGGATAGAGGGGGCCTTCAAAGCGGGGCGGATGCCGTACGAGCTGGAGCAGCCGCCGCTGACCCAGTCGCCACTGGAGCCGACGTACAGGGCGAGATCACCGTCCGACTTGCTGGGACCGCTCCAACCGGTCGCCAGCCAGCACCACCGCTCCGCATTGGGGATGATGTCAGCGTACTCGCGAGCTTCATCCAGTGTAAGCGGCGCAACCTTCACCGACAACTTCCCATAGCAGCCGGAACCGTCCAGCGTGGTCAGGTCGATCTCGCGGGGGATGAGCTTGGCGTTGTCGAGACCCCTCTTGTCCATGTCCTCCAACCACTTGTCCACGGCCTTCTTCAGGTCGCTCTCTGCGTAGTTGTTGGAGCTGCCAAATTCAGAAGTACCAACCGATTCCAGCGCCAGCAGGAACAGGCTGTCCGGCAGGCTACCACGACGCTCAACATCCAGCACCACAAATCTGGTTCCGGCCAGCGTAACGATGTCACCCGGCTCGTGCAATACTGCGTACTTTTTCATGTTTCGTTCCATCCTTTCTTACCGGCGATGCAAACACGCCGATATTCAATCCGCCGATTTTCTTCATGGCTTCGTCGAGTTCTCTTGCGGTTGTGATGCCATATTCTTCTGCCAGCAGCTTCTTCAGCGTTTGGATGTCAGCCATCGTCTGCGCCTCCATTCAGGAGCTTGGAGCCAATGAGCTTCAGTTCCCGCGCCGCCCGAATCAGTCCGTCGAGGTAGTCGAGGATTTCGGTCAGGTCTGCCCACTCATCCTTGGAGATGATGCCATCTGCCGTGATGTCGATGAGCTTTTCCTTGACCTGCTCGATGTCACCCTGCCGGAGCTGCTTCAGCAGCTTCATGGTCGTACGCTCTACCGAGGCAATTTCAGGGGACGGCATTTCGAGGCTCTTTCCGATAAGGCACTCCGACGAGCAATACCACGCCATCAGCTCCGGTGCATTGTAGATGTCTGCCATCAGCACCACCTTATCCACCGGGATGACCTTTGTGTTTCCCAGCTCGTAATCTGCAAGGCTCGAAACCGAGATTCCGAGCAGTTCCGCAGCGCCTTCGCGGCTACCGAGCTTATCGTTGTGCTTTGCGGCCTCTTTCCTACACCGGAAGCACTGGTTTTCACAGGCTTTTGCGGCATCGCGTCCCATTTTCTTTGCCCCCTTGATGCGCTATACTTTAGACATCAGCAAACCGCCATGCGTATACTTACCCTTTCGGTAAGTTATCGTCGAAAAAAATGGCGTTGACCTGATCGCTGGTCAGGTCAAGCGCCTTGGCGACAATGCTCATTTCCTCATTGGAGAACTCGACTTCTCCGCGCTCCTTCTTGGAGTAGGTAACAAGCGATTTGCCGATCAATTCGGCCATGTTCTTCTGGGTCTTTCCCTTCTCGACCCGGATGCCCTTGAGCTTGGAGCTATTCATCCGCTCACCCCCTTTCCGTGTCTTCATTATAGCTTACCGTTATGGTATATGTCAATCTTAAAATGATAATTTTGGTAAGTTTTGTTTACTCTTTGACAAGTATGTTATAAACTTGGTAAGTAAGCTACATTGGGAGGTATGACTATGTACAGCAAAGCCATGTTCGCCAAACAGTTCAAAGAACTCATCGACAAGCGCGGCCTCACGCAGCGTGCTGTCGCAGAGCGCATCAACACGACGGAGACTACCATCTCACGTTATGTTTCCGGCGATAGAACGCCGAACATCGAGACCGCTGTGGAGCTGGCCTCTGTACTGGGCGTGACGCTGGACGTTTTGGTCGGTGCCGATCTGCCCGCCGTCGGCCGTACGCCGCCCGACGTCAGCATCTTAGTCGCCTGCTACGAGAAGGCGTCTATCGCAGACCGGCAGGTTTTGTGGTCGCTGCTCGACCGCTATATGACCCCGGAGCAGCGGGTCATCATAACGTCCATGCAACATGAGGAAAAAGCCGACGTAGGCTGATACGGGTTGACTTTTCGAGGAGGTGAAAATCATGACGAAGCAACGTACCGGGGACGAACTTATCGTCTTTGATGATATGCCCATCGGTAAATCCTTGAGCGACTACTGGCGCTGGAACGCCTCAGACCTGCTCAACAACACCCTGCGAGGCTCCTACTGCGAGTTCATTGTATCCGCCGCGCTGGGCATTGATCTGAGCGGAACCAACGATGACTGGACTCCCTACGACATCTCTTTCCCCTACAACTGGGTATGTAATGGCGAGGCCCGCGATGAAGTGCGCATCGAGGTCAAGAGTTGCGCATATCTTCAGGCATGGCGGCAGGGCGATGGCAGGCTGTCCAACATCCAGTTCAGCATCCGGCCAACGAGAGCTTGGGACTCCATCAGCGGTTATGCTGAGGAGGTCAAACGGCAATCCGACGTGTATGTGTTCTGCCTCTACACTGAGACTGTGCGCGAGCGAGCCGACCCGCTGGTACTGGATGGATGGGATTTCTACATCGTACCAACTCATATTCTGGACGAGCAGTGTGGCCCTCAGAAGACCATCTCGCTCACTATGCTGAAAAAACTTGACCCGTACCTCGTCCAGTATGACAGCCTCCGTGATGCCGTTGTCGATTCCCTGAATGTGTACCCCCCCCCCCGACATTTTGCATAATTTCTATCGTTCCTTTTTGTGCATAACAGAAAAGCAGCCCCGCACTACGCACGGAGCTGCTTTTTCTTCAGCTATCATTATCTTCTGGAGGTTCCGCAATGGGCTATGTGGTGAAGAAGGCGGCACAACGCTTTGAGGAAAAGAAAGCCGCCATATACGTTCGAGTCTCAACGCAGTATCAGGTTGACCGGGCCAGTCTGCCCGTCCAGCGAGAGGAACTCATCAACTATGCAAAATATGCCCTCGGCATCTCGGACTATGTGATTTTCGAGGATGCAGGCTACTCTGCCAAAAATACCGACCGCCCAGACTACCAGCAAATGATGGCCCGGATGAGAACCGGCGAGTTTTCGCACCTCCTCGTGTGGAAGATCGACCGAATCAGCCGCAATCTTCTGGACTTCTCCGTCATGTATGCCGAACTGAAGGAACTTGGTGTGGTCTTCGTGTCGAAGAACGAGCAGTTCGACACAAGCTCCGCGATGGGCGAAGCTATGCTCAAAATCATCCTGATCTTCGCGGAACTGGAGCGTAAAACGACCTCTGAGCGAGTCAGCGCCGTTTTCGTGTCCCGCGCCAATGACGGCATCTGGAACGGTGGCAAGGTTCCCTACGGGTACTCCTACGACAAAGAGAGCAAGACCTTCTCCATCGCCGAGGACGAAGCCAAAATCGTCCGTCTGATCTACTCCCTGTATGAGTCCGAAAAGTCCATTGTCCGAGTTGCTCGGATTATGAATGAGCGTGGCCTGAAATCCCGCGCTGGAAGCGACTGGAGTCCGACCACCGTCCACACGATTCTTTCCAGTCCATTCTACTCTGGAACGTATCGGTACAATTACCGCGACGAGTCCAACACAAAGCGTTTCCGCGAAAAGGGCAAGGACGAATGGGTATTGGTCGAGAACCACCACCCGGCCATTGTGTCCCCTGAACGACAGGCTGCTGTCGGTGTCATTCTGGAAAGCAAGCGCTACAACAAGAATGCCACCTATCAGCGAAAAAACGTCCACGTCTTCGCCGGGTTGCTCACCTGCGGCTGCTGCGGCTCCACGATGGCTGCAACCACCGATAAAGTCCGGGCAGACGGCTGGAGACCGTCTATGTACATCTGCTCCCGGCGACGCAAATCCGAGGACTGCACCAACAAGTACGTCTCCGATGTGACCCTCGGCCCATTCGTACTGAACTTCTTCGCCAACCTGATAAAAGCATCCAACTCCTTCGGCAGAACGACATCCATCGAAACATTGGAGAAGAAGCTGCTGCGTGGCGAAGCGCTTTCCCGCGTTGACCACATCGAGCGTCCGGGCCTCGAAGAACTATACAACCACCTGCGCAGCGGCTTTGATGAGAAGCGCTTTGAATCTCCTACCATCGCGGCCACGGAGTCCAGTGCGGACTTGAGCGAACGCGATCTGCTGCTCTCCGAGAAGCGCCGGCTTGAGCGCGCCCTCAACCGCCTGAAGACCATCTATCTCTACGGAGATGACGAGATGGCAAGCAAAGACTTCAACATCGAGCGTGAGCGTATCACAAAAGCCCTCAGCGAGGTAGACTCCCGCATCAACGAGCTGGACATCGCCAATGCCTTTGACCTGTCGCTTTCCGATGAGGCATTCATGCAGAAGGCCAGCCAGTTCATCCTGACCCAGCAGCTCTTGGACAAGCGCTATGTGAACTATGAGCGTTTCATCCGCAAGATCGACCCCAAAATCGTCAAGGATTTCCTCAACGAGACGGTCTCAAACTTTTGTATAAAAGATGGCCTTACCACCTCAATTTTGCTCAAAAACGGCATTGAACTACGATTTTCGTACAAAACTGCCGAATAAGAAAAAAGTCCAGAAACCCGCATGGCTTCTGGACTTTTTCA